AGTAATACTAGGTAATACTAAGTAATCTTCTATTACCATTCGTGATGTTCTCTATGTTCTATCTTTCGCATAAATTAAAGATATACTTCTATTACCATTACTGGTGTCATAAAAGATAAAAAGAATAATACTAGGTATTTTAGCGAATGCGAGGACGACTTAGATAAGTTAGAAACTTTTAGAGTTTTTTAGGAAAATAGAAAGTTGTAAAAGTTTTTAGAAAAAGAATAATAGTTTCTAAGTTTATAAAAAGATAATAAATAAATAATAGTAATACTAGGTAATATTCTATTACCATACTTGATGTTCTCTATGTTCTATCCCTCGCAAATCCTAGGGCGCTAGACGCGCTGCTTCGCTGCCGACCACTAAGATATTATAGCAGTTGTCTCTTACCATTACTGGTGTCATAAAGTATTAAAAGGATATTACTTAGGTATTTTAGCGAATGCTAGCGAGACTTAGATAAGTTAGAAACTTTTAGGAAAATAGAAAGTTGTAAAAGTTTTTAGAAAAAGAATAATAGTTTCTAAGTTTATAAAAAGATAATAATAGTAATACTAGGTATTCTTCTATTGTCATTCGTGGTATCCTCTATGTTCTATTCCTTCGCAATACTAGGTAATTTTAAGCAATTTTAGGAGGATACCTAGCATAGTTTAGCGTGATTTGCTTAATAATACTTAGCAATACTAGGCGTCCCCTAATGCTTATATGAATATCGCAGGGTTCTGTGTTAAAAAATTCCAGTTTATCTTGTTTATTCTCACTATTTTTTTTAGTATATCAGCAGGTAATGCTTCTTCGTGTGCTATCCTTTTAATTAGCAATTTAATAGCAGCAGGCTCTAGAGATAAATTAGACCATCCTCTAATTTTAGAATTAACATAGCCGATGTCATCTTGCTCCGCCGTCTTACCCTGTAAATCAATAGGGTCGTGATTAAGTTTCACGGCATTCCATACGGGTTTAGGGTTCCAAGTTATTCCTTGTATATTCTCAGGGGCTCTTAGTAATTCCTCGGCTTCAGGGTTATAATTGCTAGATAACTGAGCCCAGTCTATTTTAAAGCGATTTTCAGGCAACTTTAATATATCCATAGCACAAGGATTGCTAGATAATACCCTCCAATCTAAACGCTCAAACAAAGGCAACGCAGCAGTTTCTTCAGGCGATAACTGTTCCTTGCTATATTTAGCCTTTATCAATTCAGTCGCCTCAGGATTACCAGATAATGTTCGCCAATCAATCTTCTTATTACGAGGCACCGATGCTAACTCTTCCTTAGATAACTTATTCTCCTCTTTATACTTCTCTTCTAATAACTGGATTGCTTTAGGATTACCCGACAAATTAGACCAACTTATTAAGTGAGGCATCTCTATTAAAAAATCAATCGCATTAATATTGCTAGATAAAGTATCCTTCTCTAACTTGTCAAATGGTATCCCTCTTCTTAATATATACTTTTTTTCTAACATACCCTCAAAAACCGCAACAATCTTCTTACGCATATCATAAGGCAGTTTCAATATAGGCGCCTTCATCGCTACCGCCTTCATCTTTCCCTTGATTGTATCAGGCGATGAATTGATATTTTCCTTAAATACCGCTAGATACTTACAGACCTTTCTTAGTTTCTCCTTATTAACATCTAAGAGGGTCGCTGTTATCTCTAGCATCCCGTCATCCTTACACATCAACTCATAGTTGGATATAGAAAGCCTAAGCATCGGGTTGTCTGTCTGTGCTCTATCCTTCATCTTTCTAATTATCTCAATATTAGGCGAAGAAGACGCCTTGTTTAATTCCTCAGCAAGATTAACCCCTAGTAATTTAGACAAGGTTTTAGATTTATTCTCAGCCTGTTTCTGTAAATAAGTCATCTCTAATATATAAGAATAAAGAAAAAATGATTTATATATATATGCTATATATAACTAATAACTAATACCTAATAATATATTAGAAATGACAACATCAAGGAAGTCGTCAAAACACGCTTTAGGACAATATTTTACAACGCATATAGAACTTAAAAAAAAGGTCTTTGAGTTTATATTGAATGAGCCTTCTAATATCTTGGAACCATCTATAGGACAAGGTGATTTAATCACCTTTATTACAGATAAATTACCTAGTATCACATTTGATATGTATGAAATTGATGCTAATATTACCTTATTAGATAAAATACATAAGGACAAGGTTATATATGGGGACTTTATGAAACAAATAATTACAAAAACATACAAGACAATAATAGGGAACCCTCCGTATATTAGAACTAAAAAGAGGAACCTGTATATTGATTTTACTGAGAAATGCTATAACTTACTAGAGGATAACGGGGAACTTATATTTATAGTTCCAGCAGATTTTCTTAAATTAACAAGTGCTTCTAAATTATTAAATAATATGATGTTAAATGGAACATTTACCCATATATTCCATCCTAATAATGAAAAAATGTTTGAAGACGCAAATATTGATGTGCTTATATTTAGATACTGTAAGAATAGGTTAAAAGTTAAACAGGTTTTATATAACGATAAATTACTATATATTACAAACAGCAACGGGCTAATTACTTTTGGCGAAGAACAAACAATCTCTAGCGAATGCAGCGAATGCAGCAAATGCAGCGAAAGCAGCGACGGGACTAGCACTAGCGGCGGCGTTAGCGGCGTTAGCATTATGTTCCAAGAATATTTTGATATTTATGTTGGTCTTGTTAGCGGAAAAGAAGAGGTCTTCAAGAATGAGGAACTAGGTAATATTGAGGTGTTAAATGGCGATGGTAAGGTTAATAAATATATATATATTAAAAATTATCCTTGTAAAGATGACAAAATCAACACACATTTATTACACCATAAAAACACACTTATTGAAAGAGGAATACGAAAGTTTAATGAGTATAACTGGTTTGAATGGGGAGCGCCAAGAAATATTACGACCATAAACGATAATATCGGCAAAGATTGTATTTATATTTATAATTTAACAAGGAGACCTAATGTAGCATTTTTAGGCAAAGTTAAGTATTTTGGAGGCGGTTTAATAATGCTGAAACCCAAAAAAGACTGCGACTTGAATAATATAGTTTCGTATATGAATAGCAACAAATTTAAAGAAAATTTTATGTTTTCTGGAAGGTTCAAGATAGGTCATCGGCAAATAAGCAACTCCTATATTCCCTCAACATATCTCTAAGTATCTAAGTATCTAATGTTCTTATATTTGACATAAAGGTTTCCTTCCAACTTGGTTTAGGTTTTTGTAAGCAGTCAATAAATAGTTTTATCTTTTTATTTATATTCCCGTATGTGAATACCCTATTTTTATTCCAGCATACTTGAAATGGTAAATTATTACTGTTTGGTGTCAATTTAGACAAACCCTTAACACTATTAACAATTACATCGCTAGCATCCGTTTTATTTAACACTATGAAATAGTAATCCCTTTTGTTAATAGCATTATATTTTTTATCCTTTAATTTATTATAAAGAATATCACACATCTTACCATTATCATAAGAGGTATCCCTGTGAATATCCATTATTGCGTCTGTATAAGCATATACACACATCGCCAAATTGCCCGTATTATCACTTGTTAAACCTGTTGTTGTTTTTATATTGATTGGAAGCCATCCATACAAATTGTCAAATGCTAAAATGTCATACCACATTCTAATTTTTGGCTTTTTTATTTTAGCACCAAACTTTTCAATAAGCATTTTAATTATACCGTCTTCATCAATACAACTATTTATTCTCCCGTCTTCATTTTGGGTAGAAAACGGAAACGCTTGTATCTGTAAATATTCTTGTATTTTATACATTATCAAAGGCATCCTATGTAATCTAAAAAGACAACCTCTAACCCATTTTTGTATTTTTATTGATGATGTCTTCACCCTCTTCATATATTCTTCTTCCATTACTGACTATTCTATTACTTCTAACCCCTTCTAATTAGTCCTAATCAATTTTTATAACGGGTGTATGAATTATAACATATTTATTACTATGGTAATCTTTAGAAAAAATAAAAATATACTAAATAAGGATATAAGGATATCCTCAACTATATATAGGGACGCCGCTCCGCCGCTTCGCTGGCTAAACAAATATAAACCTGCTATTAAGTTGTATCAGGTCATAGTATTTATAAACATTATTTATGTCCTTGAGTTTCCCTGTATCCTGAGAATTAACGATGCCTTTCATAATGTCTTCTATGGTTTTACCGGTATTATTACTGGTTTTTATTTCATCATTATAGGTGTAATGTGCCTTGTTATATTCATCGGTGAATGGCTTGTTATTTAAGGTGATATAATATATACTATTGCTATTATAGGCGATTATCTGTTTAACCAATTCAATCGTCTCTTGGTCTTTGTTTATACATTTGTCTGTCTTCTCTGACTTTGTCTCCCACAACTTCTTTTTGTTGTTTTTGTCATTCTTAATATATGCGATAACCTCAATCGTATTCGTCTTGAGTTTCTTGGTGATTTTAATGGTGGCGTCTAGGTTCGTCGCAGCGCCAGCCGTCGCATTATCACTAGCAGTAGCCTTCTTAGGCTTTCTCGTTTTTGCTACAGGCACTACAGATACTTCCGTTCCCTCCGCTACCGCTGCTACTTCCGTTCCCTCTGCTATCACCCCTAATGTCTTCGCTGCTTTCGCTGCTACCGTTTTCGCCGCTTTCGCTCCCGTCTTCGCCTTAACCGCTCTAGGCGCTTTAGGCTCTTGTAGGATATTGATGAACCTGTCAAACAACAACTCTTTAACCATCGCCAGTTTTAGATTACCAATCCGGTTTTTCCTGCGTATATCATTTTGATACAGGGGTTTATCTAACAATCCTTTTTCTACATTATTCCAATATTCGTCTCCTTTGTCATATCCAGGAAGCCTCTCCAAGCATAATGCGTAGAGTTGTAATACAGGCTTCATAATCTGGTTGGTAATATAATGTAAATAATCAGGTGTTAAGTTGTTCTGTTCTATATAATCTGGATGTTCTATGCGGTCTCCTTGTAATGAAGGAGCCGTCTTAGACACCGATTTATCCGTCTTAATATATACAAAGGGAATACGCTCATTCACTACAGGTCTGTTTCCGGGGTCTCTAGCACCTATTCTGTCCGCTAACACTTTGTGGGCGATTTTAGAGGGGTCTTTATATGAACCTCTTAAACTCTTGGTGATTATTAGGTCTTTCATAGACGACTTGCCTTCCACCAGATTAGACAACTCTTCCTGTAGGAACTCTATGGAACCTTCCAAATCCTGCTTTTCTAATATGATATTTATGATACCGCCATATATCTTCTTGACTATCTGGGCGTTATCACGGCGTTTCAATACGATACCCATAGACTTCTGCTTGTATTTTGTGGTATCCGTCTCGTATAAGTTGCCGACATATCGCTTCTTGCTGAATAGAATAAACGGATATAGGCATTTCTCATAGTTCAGTTTCTGCGGACTAGGCATAATGTCAGGGACATTTATATTCCTCTCAACCTCCTTACCAATATCAATAGCAAACTGTAAAGCATCTGTCCCAAATACCGCATTCCCTGCAGTATCGGCTAAAGGGAATTTACAGAATATAGAATCAGTATCTCCATAAATAACCTCAGCGTTATATTCTCTTTCCACGAACTCCTTAGCCAACATAATCATATTTCTACCGGTTGCCGTGGTACAGGCGGCAATCTCCTTTAAGTAGATAGAGGATGTCCTAGCGCCTATCTGCCCGTATAGCGAATTCGCCGTAACCTTGTAGGCTACTTGCGTAGCATCCAAGACATCCCGCTCAAACACATTATAGGTATCCTTGATGCCTACTATATTCTCTTTTAAAACTGTAATCTTGCTATTAGCCTCTATATTATATACTTCGTAATGGTCTCCACGGTCGGTGCAAATACCTGTGTATGATGCGCCGCCCGTGTCCGTGCCCGTGCCGCCCGTCATTATCGTCTGGTATTCTATCCTCTTCCTAGTGTTCTTACGCTGTTTTAGCAACATATCCAAGACATCCGCTATAATCCCTTTGCGTCCGTCCTTGTATTGGACGAATACGCATTCCTTCTCTCCAGTCTTCTTCTTCTTATCTCCAGCACCTTCATACAAATCATAGGATATCGTCTTATACTCTATGTTCGGGTCTTCTACTCGGTATTTCTCGTCCATCAAGTAGCAATCGTGCGACAGATTACAGGATATCATAGAGGACGGATAAAGGGAACCGTAATCAAATACCACTATCGGCTCGTTCAAATATATCCCTTCTTTCGGCTCCAGCACGACGGCACCCTCGTATCCGCTATCGTCCAACTGCTCCTCCATATTCTCACGATAGGATTTAATGGTAGGTATCAGGTATTCACGCTCCATACACTCTTTGGCGATTAGAGAGAATATCTTGATACCTTGCCCTCTGCGAAATAGGAAATTGAGAGGCACGAGGCATACATTACCCATACCAATATTATTCTCTAGAATTTTCAGTTTATGTATCAGTCTATTCACCAGACAGCAATCCTGAATACAGTATTTTGCGATTACGCATCTGTCCTCGCTACTTCCCTTAAACTTGTCAAAAATCTCTTGCGGCTTCAAGTCATTCTTGTTATCTCCTAAGAATATGGACGCTACATTATCCAGTTTATAACTATCTAACTTCTGGTCTCTTTGCATAACCTTCAGCAAATCTATAAGCACCGTTCCGTCAAAATCTATGTATCTCAATATATTATCTCCAAGCGCCGAAGAAGACAACTTCAATTCCACTAGAGACGCTTTGCGTGTTATCAATCGCCCAAAGCCTACGGAAAACTCCTCCATAATATTCAGTTCTGTCGCTCTGTCCCAAATATATTCCATATCAAAACCAAATATATTATAGCCAGTAATAATGTCGGAGTTCAGGTTATTCATCAGTTCCTTCCATTTAAGAAGAACCTCCTTCTCACTATCATAATGCTCCACATCGCATCCCTCAATCCTATCGCAACTGTTAAGCGATATGATGTTCTTATATACGATGTTGTCGGAGCCGTAGATATGGACGGTGGTTCCTATCTGGATTATCTTGTCTCCCTCAAGGGCTACCAGATTTTTAGTTAAAATCTCAGTAAGTTTTAACTCGTGTGCGTTCAATTCCCTAACGGTCATACGAGTTCCTTTCATATCGTCCGCTGCGTCAGCGGCGTCAGCGGCGTCAGCGGCGTCTGCATCGCTATCATCGCCGTCTCCAGCATCCGCAGCGTCTCCACAATCATCGCCGTCTCCGCCGCTACCGCTACTAGGCGTCTTCTTGATAGACGAAGCAATAATATCCAGTATCTCTAAGATTTTCGGTATATGCGGCTCTATCTTTCCCTGTATGGATGCTATATAGGAGCCTGCTATCCGGTTCTTAGCATATACACGGTTAATCTTCACATCCTTAGCGGCATCTATAATAGCGTCTTCGTAATAGATGGTTCTCAGCCAATCTACGATATTATCAGGCGTATATTTGTAGCCTAGTTTAGCAACCATAGCGAGGTCTTGAGCGACTTTGCTGTAATTCTTCTTAGGCACAGGGAAATCACCGTGGCTACTAGAACACTCAATATCAAAAGATGTTATAAGCAGCGGTGCGATTTTATTCACCTGTATAGGCATAATGTTTTTATACTCCGTCTCTATATTGTAATCGCACCGGCTGATATCGTCGCCCATCTCGTAGGCGCCTTTCTCTATTCTTACCCAATCGCACGGACGGATGTTCTGCGTATGGATGTATTTCAAGAAAGGGTCAATATTGGTCTCATACATTTTAAAATCACTCTTCTCAAGGCTTTTAAAGTAATACTTGAGGCTGTTATATAACTTCAGGGATTTAACGGATACCTTCAAGAAACGGAATATCTTGTCGTTTGTAAAACCCCAGAAGTCCTTCTTTCGCACCACTTTCATACTAACAAAGTGCGTATCCAGAGCCCGTGGAATAATCTTCTTGTTATACTCGGTCTTCTTGCCGTTGCTGTTAAAGACGCACACATAACTCTCGTTCATCATAACATCATTTAACTCATCCACCTTAGCCTTAAAGGCGTTCTTCCCGAGGCTCTCCCATTTCTCAGGCGGCTTAATGTAGAAATAAGGGACAAAGTTATTAACCTTCACGCAATATGTAGCGCCGACAGCAGAGGTGCCGTAAATGAGAAGAGAATAGAAGTCGGTAGCGTCCTTCTGGATATTCGCTTTGTCCGATTCAGGGTCATATATATCGGTAATCTGGAACTCTATGGCGTCCTCGTGGCTATTTATCGGCTCGTGTATTTTTCTAGGAAATTCCATTTTATCTTTATCCATTTTAGCGAACCTATAAATGTCTATATGATTTAATTATTTAAATACAAATCATTTTTTAATTTATTCTAATAGAATAAAATATGGATATAAGTTTGGAAGGTCTCATTATTTTAATAATAACAATCGCAGGCGCCTATTATATATATAACTATTACTTAAATGAAGGGCTAATAAAAGTTAAGAGTAGCGTGGATAACACAGAATATACGGTGCAACTTAAAGATGACGCTAAAGAGGCTGCCGATTTAATCGCTACCATCAAGAACAAATTAAAGACGCTATTAGAGCATTTGGAGAAAACTTATGGGGCTAGCGATAATCGTGTGGAGATGCTAAAGAGCAACTATAAGCCCGACAGGTTGAGCGAGGGCGTTGATACCCCAGGCTATACCAGTTATTCTGTGAATAAAGGCGAGCAGATTGTGCTGTGCCTTAGGAATAGGGACAAACTGATGGATATTAACACGATGACCTTTGTGGTATTACACGAGTTCGCACATTTGGCGACGGAGAGCATCGGGCATACTGAGGAGTTTTGGACGAACTTCAAGTGGATACTAGAAGAAGCCGTTAATGTCGGCATATATACGAGACAGGACTTTAAAAATAAGAATGTGGATTATTGCGGTATTAAGATAACCTCGTCGCCTTTGTAAATATATATAAGATATTGACAATTATTAAAATAATATGACGAATACGACAAACACGATGAATAATACTTGTGTCAATATGTCGGTCTTTAGCGGCTTTAGCGGCTTTAGCGGAACTTATGCTAAACAGTCCTCGCATAATGCTACGCTAGAGGCTTTGCATAATCGTGATAATAACCATTATAGCCAATTTGAGATGTTCTATATATTCTTTATAATGTTAATGCCTTTTAGTAAGAAATATGCGCCTCTCATTAAGAGTGATGTGGTTCGCCGGAAAATCAATCAATATACGAATTGGAATTTATTGATGATATTGGCGAATTACGCCTTATATAATGTGTGGGGCATAGATAACCACATAATCTCAAGGTTTATCGCAATCAACTCTATGCAGATTATGACATTATTTCATTTGTTTATTATGTATGATAGTAATGTGTTGTTTTGCGTGATGAACGATGAGCCTGTATTGCTAAAGCACTTTATATGCCGCCGAATTTCTACTAGCAACTTGGTGCGTCTGGAATACCTCATCGGTAATATAGTAGTCCATATATTGCCTGTATATTTCTACAGGAAATATCTGTTTCTAAGCGGCAGCGGCAGCGAATTGGATATGCTTCCTTATATAATAATGTTTAAATTTATGTGGGTTCTAAATATATTCGGCGACTTCAATATAACCTCAATCTATGTGCCGTCTTTTGACGGGTGTAATGTTAGACTGGTGAATATCGTGGTTATTGTGGATTTTATCACATACAAGGTTCTCAACTCGTTTATAAACTCGTACTCATTTATATATAAATATAAATTGTATTAAATACACTAATGATACCTAGAATTATTCACCAGACTTGGAGGGACAAGAACCTACCGCCAATCATCTATAAGTTAGTGAGCGAGAACATCGCTTTCTTTAAAGCAAATGGGTATGAACTGATGTTTTGGACGGACGAGATGATATTAAAACTGATAGCCGACGAATACCCGAATTTCTATAATATCTATAAATTAGCCCGCACAGGAGTGCAAAAAGGCGACATCGCCCGCATCATCCTAGTATATCATTACGGCGGCATCTATATTGACCTAGATGTCCTCGTATTGAGGGACTTCGCAGAGATACTAGATATGAGCGCTGACAAACTCTATATTACTTACGAACCGTCGGGACAGACGAATGCCCTTTATAATAATGACAAATACCTTTGTAATGCTTTCTTTGCGGCAAATAAGAATAACCGGATGCTTAAAGTTATATTAAATAACATACCAGAATATGTGAAGAATTATACTGAGAATATCTTTGCTAGATTTGATGTATTCGGCGGAGCCTATTTTAAGGAGGTTATCGCCGCCCCTATTAATGCGATGTTTATAGACGATGTGTGTATCATTAATGACAGGGAACTCTTTTATCCTATTAATGACCCGAAGTTGGACGATATGCCTTTCACCGTAGGCGACTGGACGAAGTTGAAGCGGGGCGATTATGGCGGCGATACTATTATGGTTCATTATTGGATACACGGAGACTTCGAGTCACGGGCTCTTCTAACATCATTTGTCCCTGAGATGAATAAGACGATACATGAGAATATGTATGGCTTTTTCTCTAGACTGTATCCGCATATAGCAAAAAAAATTGATAGTATATTATAGGTTAAGAATATAACTATATAACTAAGTTAAATGTATAAGTATAAAAGCGGGCATTTATTACTGATACTTATTACGATTACCAGTAATATGCGATTTGTAAGAGGTTTTGCTTATACCAACATAATTAAAAAAACGATACTTCAAGATACCAAGATGCCTTCTATATACTTGGAGAATAGTTTCTTTGGCGACATCTATGCTAGCACAGCCGCTAGCGGCGACCCAAAGTTTAAGAATAAGTTTTTTTCGGCGGAGCACATATTCCCACAATCCCTACTAAATAATAAACACACAAACGACATGCACAATATAATAAAGACCCTGAATACGCTAAATGTTAATCGGTCTAACTATATGTTCGTAGAAGATACCAAAATTAATATGAAAGATAAGAATTGGGCTGAGTTAGATTTCGGCAACTATGTTAATCACAAGAACAAAATCTTTGTTCCTAACGACTATTCACGAGGTTTTATATCCCGTGCTATCCTGTATATGTGCTGGGAGTATGACTACAGCCATAAGAAGGTTATAGATACGGACTTGCTGATTAAATGGTATTTCCAGCATCCGCCCTTAAAAGAGGAGCGATACCATAACGAGATTATACACAGGATACAGCGGAAGCACAATATATTTATCACGAACTACTTTAAGAAGAATAATGTTATCATTAAGTTCATAAATAAGTTGTAAGATATATGTATATGATATATGCGTATGCGTATGTGTATGCGTATGTATATGCGATATCCTAGATAAAACAAAAACCACGAGAAGAATAAGAAGTTTATAACCCTCAATTTATTTTTTTCTTATATAAAAATTGATACATTCTATATATTACTAAGTTATAGCATAATATAATGAGCGATGCTAGTGATGCTCCAGTCGCTCCGCTTAAGCCCGTCGTAGCCACAGAAGCCGACATCGCTCTTAAACCGCCGCCATCGCTTACGCCGCTTACGCCGCCGCTATCGCTATCGCTTAACGCAAAGCAACAATTAGCAGTTTCCCAGACGATGAGCGGGGGCAATATATTACTAACAGGTCCCGCAGGAACCGGCAAATCATTCACTATTAAATATATTATAGAGTTGCTAAAAGCCAATAATAAGAATGTGGGTCTCACAGCGACGACAGGAACGGCTGCTTTTATTATCGGCGGACAGACAATCCATTCTTATATGGGTATGGGGATAGGCGAAGAGAGCACCGCTGATATCTTTATAAAGATTAAGAAGAAGGCTGGTATATACAGGACGCTAGTAGAACTAGATGTGCTTATAATTGACGAGGTATCTATGCTAGACGCTGCGCTATTAGAGAAGATATCTAGCATCCTTTGCTATGTTAAATCGCACAGTTTGAAAGATACAGAGTTGCTTAATAAACCTTTTGGCGGGATACAAGTTATTTTTATCGGGGACTTCTGTCAGTTGGCGCCTGTGAAGGGATTTTACTGTTTCCTATCTAAACTGTGGATTGAAGCGGACATAAAGGTTATTATGTTGGACGAACTGGTAAGACAAAACGACGACTTATTATTTCAGCAAATACTACAAATAATCCGGAAAGGCAAATGCACCGACAATATCTTGAAGGTTCTTAATGCCCTGAAGAATACGCAATTTGAAGATGAAATAATACCCACCAAACTATACCCTAAAAATGTGAATGTTGATAAAATAAATGAAATGGAGATAGAGAAACTGAAGAAGGCTGGTAATAAAACCATTATTTACAAGGCGATAGCGGGCGGCGGCAGCGGTGGTAGCGGTAGCAGCAGCGCCTTCACAGGAACCATTAACAAATACGATGTAGAGTTGGTGGAGAATTCGCAAGTAATCATCACGCGTAATATTGATATTACAGGCGGGCTCGTTAATGGAACACGAGGTATCGTTAAACATCTACATAAAGATTTTGTAATAATCAAGGATACGCAAGGTAATAACCATAGCATAGTGTATTACAAGGATATTTTAGGCGGCGGCGGAAGCGGCGGCAGCGCGAAGAAGTCCGCTAAGGCTGCCGACAAATCGCATATTCTACATATGCCTTTAAAGGTATCTTATGCGTTGTCTATTCACAAATCACAAGGTATGACGATAGATGCTATGGAGATTGATTTAGGCGACAATATATTTACTTGCGGTCAAGGATATACCGCACTATCACGAGCAAAAAGCCTAAGAAGCATTAGGGTTATAGATGTATCTAATCAATCCTTTAAAATTAATCCCTTTGTTAAAGCGTTCTACAATAATATTATAAAGTTATAAGATAAGATATATTTATGAAAATAACAAAGATAACTAGGATAGGCACCTATAAAACAGGCTTTAAATATTACAAGAACAAGGTTGAGATAACGAATGCCGACGATATAGAAAAAATAAAGTTGCTGAAGATACCGCCAGCGTATGAGAATGTATCTATATTAAATGACAAGAAGATTATAGCATACGGGTATGATAGCAAGAATAGAAAGCAGGTATTATATCAGCCTGCTTTTATCGCTAAGCAGAATGCTAAGAAATACGACAAGATATCCACATCTATTAAATTTTTTTCCAAATTAAAGAAGAAGATAGCGGCTGATTTAGGCAGCGGCAGCGACGGCGACGAGAAGACGCTAGCAATCGCCGTTATAATTACCCTTATATTAACTTGCGGTTTTAGGATAGGCAATAAGAAATACGAGAAGGACAATAATTCTGTAGGTCTTACCACGCTAAAATACAAGCATTTGAAGTTTGATAACGACCGCCAAGGCATCCTGTCAATAGACTTTATAGGTAAGAAAGGAGTTCGTAATGTTGCCGAATGTGATAACAAGATAATATATGAGTATCTGTATAATAAATACAAGGATACAGCCAAAGAAGACTATGTATTCACATTTGACGGAGGCAAGGTTATAACATCTGCTGATGTTAATGAGTATTTGAAAGTAATTAGCAATAAGTATTCTAAGAAAGGGGCGGAGCCTATAATAATAACCACGAAGGATTTGCGAACTTGGAATGCTAATATGCTTTTTTTAACCTATTATAAGAAGTTGAGGAAGTCTAGAGACAGAGGTAGTGGAAAGGACGCTAAGGACGCTATTGCGTCCCTCGCTACCGCTGCCGCTAAGGACGCAATAGCGTCCCTCGCCGATACCGACGAAAAGACCATCAACAAAGACATTAAAGCCGCTATAGAGATGGTCGCACAGAAATTACATAACAGTTATAGCATCTGTAGAAAGAGTTATATAGACCCTAAGATAATAGAGGATTTGCTGTGTAGACAGCAATCATAAAAACAAAAATTGATTTTAATTCTTTTTATATCTTAATATAAGAATTATATAATATAGAATAAATATAGAATGGATATCAACATCGTTATCGCAAATCTAAAGGATATGCTGAAAAGCCGTGGAGACGACATAACTTTATTTGAGGAGCACGAGGCATCCATAGAAAAGGACAAGTATGAAAGGGACGCCAGTTGTATAGAGTATGAAACCTCTAATACCACGCTGATATTTGCTTTAACAAAGCAGACCCGAAAAAACATCATTATGGAATTAAAAGAGGATTTGAAGGAGGATGACGGCAGCGGCGGCAGCGGGACGCACGGGACACAAGGCTTCATCAAGAAACACCGGGGAAAGAATAACATCATCCTAATATTCAATAATGATACTGTATCGCTGCCTCTAATATCCCAGTTAAACAAGTATGACAAGATATTCCAGAAAAACGGCGGAATGCTCCAATATTTCCAAGTGAAACAACTTATGTTTAATCCTACGAAGCACGAGTATGTCCCAGAGCATATTAGACTGGTGGAAAGCGAAGTCGCCGACTTTATGAAAAAGTATATGATACGGAGCAAACTGGATATGTCCCGCATATATCCAACAGACCCTATCGCTAAATGGCTCGGGCTTAAATACGGAGACATCGTGAAAATCACTCGCTATAACGAGAATAGCGGGCAATCGTTTTATTACAGGTCTTGCTTCTAACTAAAATAAAATATATATAGTAATAGAGGACATATTAAATGACAACGCCATTAAAAAACAACTATATAGGCAAGTTTGACGAAAAACTCAAGATATATGATAGTATTTTTTTTAAGTCCATAGACGGTAGCGGAGGATTACTTGCGGAGGCTAGCAAGATAACTGAGCCGAATGGTTTGAGAATTCCCACAAATAAGAATGCTACCACATATAACACGGCGCAATTTAGCAACTTTATACGAAATATCGTTAATTTTAACATTAAGAACTTTAATATGCTGGACGATAGGGACAATAATATGGGGTTTGTAAGCAGAACTATAGGGCGTAATGGAACGCCTGCTTACATTTTTAACGAGAATGTTAAAACCAATATTATAGAGACCCTGAAGGTTGTTAATGTGTTTGTGGATATACTAGAAGCCTACAAATATTGTATAGATAACAAGGATAAGGGCGCATCTACTGATCCTTTTGACACAGGCTTCACCGTAGATACGCCAATACACCGTATTGAAATAGTATCGGGAAAGACGAGGTTTTATGATGCCGCTGTAACAGCATCAAGTATGATACCAGCGAGCACCGTATTAAACGCAGGGTATATAAGGAGTATTAAGGAATACGATGGAGCCGATAAAGATATCACAGTGCTATACCTATCAATCCAAAGTTTTAATACTGGTATGGTTGATGCGAAATATAATTACAATAATCTCTTTACCAAAACAAAAGAGGCTGTCGCTTTTGACACCACGCCTGCTAATATATTAAATACGGCGGCAAAAGACGGGCTAACAACAGCACACCCGCTAGCAACCCGTGAATATCCCCGACAAGTATATAGTGGAGTTATACACGACCCTAAGGCAATCTCTAACTTAACTTTAGAGAACCGCAACAAGCAACTCATAACCTTATTATTAAAAACGCTGTATAACCTTGATATGAACTTTCGCACCCAAAGCGTCTATGCCTTATACTATTATTACAAGTTCGTCCAATTATATTCAGGACTTGTCATAAATGTTTCTAATGTTATGTATGCCGATTTAACTATTACGAGCCCGCTAAGGATTGATACACGGAATATGACGACTAGCAAAGCGGCACTTGGAGTATCAGGGATTGAGTTAGCCTCAATAAGTGGAACTTATAGTTCTGCGCCTACATTTACACAGACAGCAGGTGGAGGCACTATGACACTAACATCGCCTAATATTACTGTAGGTGATAGTGTAAGCGGCAAAGTTAATATTGCGAACGGCGGCACCGGATATACTAGTACTCCTACATTTTCCGTATCAGCAACACCTAGCACTACGGCAAAAGCAACAATAGTCCCTATCGCTATAGAATATACATCACGAACAAACGAGGGAAATATAGACAAGTTGAGGGATGTTATGACAGAGATTAGCGATGCGCTGTCTGAACTCATTACAGATATCTCTAAATATACGGCAAATAGCAATACATCTCAAGTAATTTGCACCGCATATCCGGACGCTAACCCGACGACCGCATCATTCTCAACGGATAACAAGGTTATTCTTAATATCACGAAGCCCTGTTTGATATCGGCGCTGAATAAGCGTAGTGAAAAAGATGATTTTGTGAATGACTTTACAGTTTATGACGATAATAACAAGATTTATTATAGTATTATAAGGATTAACAACGAAGATACCGCAAACTTTAAAATAGAGATTAATGCGGTTTTTACCGCTAACGATATTTTAGAAAAAGACATAGACACCAAGGTATTTAAGAAAAGTGATGGGAGCATTATTGGTAAGCCTGCGACTGCGGATGCGAAAGCAAGTATCACAACAGGTAATGCCGAGTTTCTTAAAATTAGCCGCAAGGATATTAACGCCTACAAGACAGAGTATATATATAACAGGAATGACCTTGAGAAGTTGAATGAGAATATCGGGTATAACAGTAGCAAGGTTACGCACCAGACCAACCAATACCAAGCCCAGTTCAATAAGAACCTGTTTTTAGAGAGACAAATCCTAACATACAATATAATACTGGCTATTATAATACTGGTATTATTGGGTATAAATGTGGCGAATATAGATAGGCAACTGGTAAAGACGATATCGCTATCTTGCCTAGGAACCATCGTGCTGTTATTTATAATTTACTTTATATCCAATATAACATACATAGAGACCTTTGTGGCTTCCACAGATGCTTTAATAGTTATAACAGCGGCACACTATGGAGACAAGAGAAACAAGTTAAACCCTACCAGTTATAATAACCAGAAACTGAATACTCTAAAGAATGAGGTGGATAAGTTAAATGCTAAGTTTATCAGTTATTTTGAGAAGATAATCATTACGCTACCTTCCACAGATAACCTAGATTTTTACAGAGAGATTAAAGATGTTATCACGAATGACAGGGATAACAAGCAGTTCATCAACAAACGCCTAGAATACAATAAGTCGCAGAACAGTAATGACATCAACTCGCTAAAATACGAGTTAGAGAACAACAAGTTGTATATCAACACGCTCTTAATATCGGCTATCATATTCGTCGGGCTCTATAACCTGTATATCAACTATGCGACGAGCGACAAATACCTGTCATTACTGCTATTCGTAAGCGCCATCATATTCATTATAATAGTAGCGTATTACCTAATAACATCCAATAGACGGGTTAAAACGGTCTTTAAGAATGTCTATTGGGGTCCCGAGTTCTCCAAGCGTTTCTAAATGCTATCCTTTTATTTTTCTAATAAATTATATAAAAAGTTCTAATCTATATATCTTAAATGACTATCATTAAAGAAAACAAAAAGCCTGAAAGCGAAAGCGAAGCGGAAGCGGATAGCGAAAGCGGTAGCAGCGGCAATAGCAGCGGAGATATCTATAATTGTGAGGCGGACGAGGCAGCAGAAGCGGAAGCAGAAGCAGACGAAGCAGAAGCGGACGAATGCGACTGCGAATGCGAGGATTGTGAGGAATGCTGCGAGAGATACTATGGCTATGACGCCACAGGCGGGTTCTTCAATAAATATGATGAGATAAATAGTGGAACTGGAAGTGGAGGGAATAAGAGTTTTATGGTATTGAAGAAACAACCCGATATAAAGAAGGATACTAAGAATACTAAAAAGCATATAAAGAAAGCGATTAAAAAGGTTAAATACGACTTTTACAAGAAATACAATAATGACGAGAAGAAGTATTTTGATTTGTTATCAGCGAAGGAGCAAGAGAAGGTTAGTATTCTAGAGGACAAGTTGGTAGCGTCCAGTAAGAAGACGCTAACCGTCCCTATGCGTTTTAAGATATTAGGTTTAGATATTAATGAGCGAACTAAGCGTAGCATCGTATTTAAACTAGAGTGTTTAAGCCGTATGTCATCAACATCTGGCGAATTCCACAAAATATCCAACTGGCTCGGTATATTGAATGATATGCCTTTTAATAAATACTTTAAAATACCTATAAAGAATACTGACGGGAACGACAAGATATGCGAGTTTCTTAGTGGTATTAGAGGGCGTATGAACGACCGTATATACGGACACAAGGAGGCTAAAGAGCAGATTATACGAGTATTAGCCCAATTGATATCATTCCCTAAAGCAAATGGGTATATTATAGGGATACAAGGTGCCGCCGGTATCGGTAAGACGAAGTTGATTAAGGAGGGCATCTGTAATGCCCTAAATTACCCGAATGCGTTTATATCGTTGAGCGGAGCAGATGATGCCTCGTTTTTAAGAGGACACTCTTACACTTACGAGGGAGCCACTTATGGGAAGATATGCGAATCGCTTATTAAGACGGGTATAATGAACCCGCTTTTGTTATTTGACGAATTAGACAAGGTATCCGACACCTATAAGGGACAGGAAATCATAAACACCTTAATACATATAACAGACCCCGTCCAGAATGACAAATTCACGGACAGATACTTTGAGGAGATTGATTTGGATATATCACGCTCTATGATAGTATTCACCTTTAACGACGAGACGCTCATAAACCCTATTTTAAAAGATAGGATGATTGTGATAAATGTGAAAGGCTACAATAAGGAGGAAAAGGTGGTGCTAGCGAAGGACTACCTTATACCCGAGATACTGGCTCAATACAATCTCAAGAAAGGCGATATAATATTCGGCGAAGAGGTGTTAGCACATATTATAGATAATGTTGAGAGGGAAGAGGGCGTTCGCAATTTGAAGCGGGCGATTAACAATTTAATTTCTTGGATTAATATGATGCGATATGTATCTATAGATAATGTTATGATAAACCTGCCTTATGTCGTTGATATCAAGTTTTACGATAAATACTGCGGGATTAGTAATAACAGTATGCGAAAGGATGTCTTACATTCGCTATATTTATAATGCGTGATATTGCGAGGACTTTATTTTTATATTGTTAGCAAAATTATTATAAAAATATAATATATTTATAGGAATTGCTAGTATAATTATGAGTGCGAAGACTGCTGCTAGTCCTACGAAGACTGCTAGGGCAACCAAGGCGCCCTCTCTAGTTAGAGCAATAAGTGCGAAAGGTGTTAGTATCCAAAGCCCTATAAATATGTTAAGCCCGATGAGACCACAGACAGCACGAAGCGAAGGGATAGATACAGGAAGCAAATGTAATAATGATATCAAGGCAATAAGGAAATATAGCAGTTTTATATTTTTTGGCTGCTGGAATAATGTGAATTGTAAGAAGGAGTATGTATATCGTGATATCGTCCTAGATTATATACAAGATAATGAGAAAGCCGTTATGCAACTATACATAGCAGGGGATAACTGGTACGCAAATATAAAGGAGATAAATGGTAAGAATTACAAGGTTTATTTAACAGACATTTTAAGACGAGGATATGACAAGTTATATTCTATGAAAAAAGAGATATATATTGCTGTCGGGAACCACGACGAAGACAAGAACGCTGAAATTACAAACTCTAAATTAGAGAAGGATTGTAATATAAATACGCAAAAATACTACTTAAGGAAAATTAAGGATTTGAAGACAGAGCGTGCGGGACGGACGACGGATACAATAATAGAGCCTACATTAGAGAGTTTAGAAATTGAAGCGAAAGAAGGGAAACTTACTGATAGTTATTTGTGTAAAAATGGCGTGTATATATATGTTGAAGATATAGGCGTGCGATATAACAAGGGCAACATAGTAATCATAATAAATACCAATAAGTTTGACGATTACGACGAAGGTCTAGTATATTTAGAGCGTATTAGGAAATTTATAGAATATGTGGTGGGTGTTAGGAATAGTAATGGCGGCGGTAGCGGCGAGCAGATATTCGTGATGGGACATATACCTTTATTCAACTTCAAGAAAGACGAAATAAATATACAGGATATAGACAAGAAAAAGCCTAAGTTTAGGGAAATAATTGTAGGGCTCTTTGATATGTTCGTAGAAAACAACATCATATACATTTGTGCCGATACGCACAACTTTAGTATTATGAGGATTAAATGTGATAATGACGAGAGTAGGGTATTGATACAGATAACCGCAGGGAGTGGTGGCGCCGACCCTGATTTATTAAGCACCGAATATGCTACAGTACCTACAAACAGAACCATAGAGTTAAAAGAAGTATTTGGTGATTATAATTTTAAAATAGACGCATACGCATTAAATTCTTATGGGTATGCGACGATTACCACGAGCGACAATAGCGTTTCCGTATGTTATAAGCAGATTATAAAGGACATAGACGATACTACGAAGAAGGCTAGCAGCGGTAGCGGTAGCAACACAAAAATAACCGAGATAACTTATAAGATAGATAAGGCGACTAAAACTATAAGTGAAGTTAAAGCGACTAAACCTGAAGCGACCATAAATATTCACAGGAATACTGATGAGGTATGTAATAGGATTGTCAAGCAGGAGCACGGTTATATAACCAGTCTAAACCATAAAACGGCGTGTTTTACCAAGAAGATTGTCAAGAAGGATAAGACATAATAAAACATTCTTTATTATTAAAGACAAACCCTTATTATAATTATGAAAAAAAGCAATACAGATATCTATAACATACCGCTATATAGCATACTATTCTGGATGCTAGCAATACTAGCAATAGTCATCGCCATATACTTTGTATTCACCGTGTATAACGAGAAGTTGATGTCGGGGCTAAATAGCGATGAGACTAAAGAGAATTACAGTAATAGCGAAGGCGACGAGGGCACCAACGATACCGAAGGCACTGACCCACGCATCCGCTTTATGACCTATAAGGATACGGCGAACTTTTTAGCCAAGGATAATGACGGGTATGTGCGGAATTTAACGGAGTTAGATTTGCTCGCCAGAAATGTCAAGACGCATATAGATTACCTTAATAAAATAGATAATACCACTATATCTTTTACCGAAGACGAAAAGAAGTTGCTAGTAAAGTGTGCGAATAACGCCGACAAGTATTTGAGGGCTGAGAAGTTCGCCGAGATAAAATACGGTAAGCATTTGGACGGCAAGGAAATTGCTGATATTAAATGGATATTTGCGAATACATTTGCTAACTATTCTAAAGATGTTCTTAAAGAATACGAGCAGGGGCTACCGCATACACGAGAGAACATCATATTATTATCTAAGAATGTTTTAAAATATAACGAACTAGACTTAACGAGCACCCTGATACACGAGAAGATACACATATATCAACGATATAACCCTGAACTCTTTGACAAAATAATAAAAGAAATGGGACTTAAGGAACTAGACAAGAAGTCCTTTAGGCACGCTAAGTATATCCGCTCTAACCCTGATACGAATAATAAACTCTATTATTATCCTAAGACGGCTGCGACGGACACGACAGATACAGACACGACGACGGCTAGCGATATATGGAATTCTATGACGGGCAGCGCCGGCAGCAGCGGCAGCAATACTAAAGATACAAAAGATTACGACGAAGACAAGGTGATGGTTTGTTTGTATCGTAATGATAAACCTAATAGTATTAATGATGTGAAGCATAAGAATTTTACAGAGGAGCACCCTTATGAAAAGATAGCCTATGAGGTTGCTGAAAATTATAATAATAAGAATAATAATACTAAGAATAAATATATAAATATATAAAGTTATAGTAGTTTTAGAAGAGAAGAGCAGGATGGAAGAAGTTATACAGCAAGCACCCGATTATTTTTCTAAAGAGGAGATTGAAGTTATATTTAAGAAGAATGAAGAGAATGTAATAAATACCTTGATTGATTTGTGGGACTTAGATGCTCCTAAGGCAAAAAGTGAAGCGGCGGCAGCGGCAGCAGCGGCAGCGGCGGCTACAGATATAGATATAAATAAGATTAGTGCTGCTGGCGGAGATAAGTGGGCTAGTATAAGAGACATTTGCGATACCTATGATTTAGAGATGCAGACCCAAATGAACCTGCTTAAGAACCGCAATAAATAATAATATATAGATTATATAAATATCATTATTATATAAGGAAAATAATATGCCGATAGAGACCTATGATTTTAATGTTTTAACTGTTGTAATAAGAGAGATGTTCCCTGTGAAGAAATGCGACGGTATTTATTGTAATTTAAACTTCAAGATGTTTAACAGCGCCTTCAATCAATCGTCGGGGTTCTTAACAGGAAACAGTTATGTTCTCAAGCAACTTCGTAATTTCGCCGACGGCAAAGGCTACGGATATGAAGACGGGGAAGGGGGCAGAGGTGGCAAATTTGACTTTTCGTCGCCTGACAACTATATGTATTACAATAGTGATAAAAAGGAATACTGAGTAATAAATATCCCATATATAATTAGATTTAAAAATGTTTCTAAATTTTGAATTAGAAATGTTTCTAATGGTATTATTACTACTTATTGTGATATCTATGATACCATTAATAGAATTGAAATATAATAGCGACCTCTATGAGAATATAGAGAAGTTCAATAAATATTGCCTGAATAACGATGTGAAGTTGCTGAGCGAACTTGATGTGAAGGATACATATATGTGGAATATTTCGTCGTATATATACGATTACAATAATCTGTCTAACTTTTTCTACAAGAAGAATGATAGAGACGCTAGCGGTGCTAGCGGAGACAGCGATTATATAGGACTGAATAGGAATGTCGCCAAGGTCTCTGTAAGCGGCGGCAGCAGCGGCAGAGGCAGCAGCAAATACATAGATAATGTTATGAAAATATACAACTATTATTTATATATGTCTTTAGGGTTCTTTATAGTCCTAATCGTCTTCTTTGTAAGTCAGGCAAATATACTGATAAATATAGGGGCTAGTAGCGATTATGCTATATGTATGGATGGTGAAGGCAGCGGCGGCGCTGTCGCTGACATATTTAATGTGTTTAAAAACTATATGTATGTCCTCTTTGTATATGTCGCATTATTTATAATATTCTTCTCTTTGATATTAAAGAAACTTACCGAGTTATATGCCGATACAGATACATACGAATACATTATGTTAATGAAGGAGTTAGACATACTACTTAAGGAGAATAAACCAGCGAACGCCGGTATCATAAAGATATTAAAGAAGTATTCTAAGAATAAGATTAACGACATCGCCTATATCGCTCTTAATAACAAGGCGATTATTAGCGAACTCGCCACAAAAACATATAAGGATAAGGAAGCGGCGGGAGCAGCGGGAGCGTTGGTTAAATACGAGAATAACGAGAATTACAAGATAACATTAAAGAACATAGAGAAACTGGAGTATTACAACGGTAAGGAGGCGAAGGACAAGGTGAAGAACAAGATTAGCGAGATATTCCAGTTTATTTATGTGTATATAATATTCTTAATAGTCCCTATATATATGCTGTCAATATCGCTACAAGGGAACTATATGTATCTGCTATTCACTATAATCGCAATAATAATATTCAGCGTCTCAGCATATAACATCTATAACACATTACAAAACTAGATACACAATATCTTCTAATATCTTTTTTTCTTCCTAAGGTTTAAAGTTGAAGTTAAAGTTAAAAATATAAAATATGCTTACTTCCACTATAAATCTTACAATTTTTATAATGATGATTATAATCTATTTAAACGAGATGAGAAACATCAGCGCATTCGTCTATAACTTCCACTATATAAAGGATTTGTCTAGGATTATAATGACCGAAAAGTGTAATAGCGTATATTGCGAAGCCGAAACTGACCGATACCAGATGGCGAAGAACAGTTATAATCTGCTATTGCCGAACGACATCTTCAATTCCAAGACATATATAATATTCGCCTTTATAGTCGCCATATTGATTTATCTGTATTTCTACTTTAGCCTCTTTAATTCTAGCAGCGGCGGCAGCGAGAGCGACGCTAACTACTATGTCCTTAATCTTTTGATGCTGGCGCTTTTGCTAGGAATAATAATATACAGATATGTTCCTAATGATGAAGCAGGATACCTGAATTATTTTGGAAAAATTAATGACCCTTACAGTTTTTCTAGCACCTTTAAACTGTATATATTGGTTCTGCTAATTGTGATTACACGCACCATATTCTTAATAAAACGCAAGCAAGCCGTAGCGGCGGCAGCGGCGGCAGCGGACGAGAGCGACGGTCTATTAATAGTATTCGTTAAATACCTGTGCTTTATGTTTGGAATTGTTTTATTATTTAATCTAATGAATATCGTTATGTCTTTTCGTAATAACACGACACCTATATTGAAGACAAAGAACTTAATCTGGTCTCTCAAGAACTCCTTTGCGGGTATGTTAGATAAATTCACGCTAACACAGATAGGTGTTTTAAATGCGGCTGTCCCTGACGAATATAAGAAGATGAAGGAAATTCGGCGAATTTTAGATACTAAGGAGGTCGTTGATACGACTACTATATCGGCTATCATAGATGTCTTACTAGCATTTGAAGAATTATCCAAAATTATTCTAGGAAACTACGGGGCTGTTGATAGTGCGAATAGCATAAATTTAAAATATATACTAGATTTGAAGAAAATCATTAATGACCGTGTCGCAAAAATTACAGAGACGAAGGCAGCCGCTGAAGCCGCCGAGCCGCCGTCGGTGTCTGATTTAGCCCTGATGTATGACAAGTTTGTGAAGATACCTCATCACTACAACGCAGACGAGCATAGCACCAATAATAACGAGAATAACACGGACTATGTATATACTGCCGACATATCCTACGGCAACTCTAACCTGTTTTATGAGAAATACTGGGATTTGAATAGCAGCGGCGGCGACTTCTTATATAACTGCGATTACTTCGTATCCACCTACTTGTTTGGGGGCTATCGCCCTAACCTATTCAAGATTTTGATGGCTGTCGTGATATTCATCGTCTTCATCTATATACTCGCCTTATGTTGCGGCTTTATTCTAATGAAATTGAAAACATCCGCCGAATTCACGGCATTATTCGGCAAGATATACACCGCATTATACCCGCTATTCCTGTTCGTCATATTAATCGCCTATATACTCTTGTTTATCCGCTTCAATACGATGTTTAACTCTAGCGTCGTTTATAAGTGCCTTGACAGCAGTTATAAGAGGTCGCTGAATAAACTGAATAATGTTGTGGTTCCTTATATACGAATGTATGACAACAAAATCCTGAAAGGTAATAAGAATTACCTACAGCACTACATTATTACGAATGTCTTTTATTCAATATTGAGCGGCAATATAAAGTTGTTTAACATAGTAGGCACCACAGCGGCTACCAAGACTATCATTAACGAACCCTTGGAGAACCAGAATTACTATGACATACCACGCATTAAATCGGCACGGCTAAAATTAACCACTTTAAATAGCAGCGTTCTCAGCAACGATAATGAATTCCGTGAGTATTACAAGGCGAAGTTTGAAAACCTATATAAGGACGGGTATGACAAGGCACACGCCGAGAGTATATACGAGGTGTTTAAACATCTATTCGGCGCAGACAGCACAATAATAAAGAGCGAAGCAGGAATAGATGCCTATTTTAAAAGCATTATTAGCAAGGACAATATTCTAAGGATTTATCTCATTATAAAGAAGTGCGTCTCTCTGTTTAACGAGGAGACCTTCAATAATAACTTAATATACTATAATAATCACGAGAACAAACAGAAGGGGGTTAATATAGATGCCTATAATAAGTTTAAATTTTATAAATACGGGGACAAGGTGATACCTTACAAATTTATATTAAAACTGAATACATTCGCCGATTACACCGAATTCGTGAAGGATATTAGCGGGACTGTTAGTGCCGAATTTGACAAGAACATAGCCGATTACTTCTCGCCCCCAATACCTCTAACATCTTTTACAAATATCCTAGATAATAGCGCTGATAGCGAAGACCTATTAAGTAAGGCGGCAGACCTAGAAAATAAGAAAGATAAGAACCTGATAATACTGATTACGATGTATTTGCTAATTCTAGGGCATATCAATTATAACAGGATAGAATATAATGCGGCAGCGCTAGCGGCGACCGTAGCCAAAAAAGAGATATACGAGAAGAAGACCACCTATCTATATAAATTGATATCCAATATATTATACGACGATACCTATGATATTGACGATACCTTTGTTGTTAATAGCGGAAGCGGCGGCAGCGGCGGCGGCATAGTAAGTATTAAAATTACCAACGCAGGCACCGGATATACCAGCGCCCCCACAGTTAATATAAATCCTGTAGGAGGAGCAGGAACAGGTGCGACGGCTACCGCAGTTTTAAAAGATACATCAGTCGCCAGTATCACTATTACCAACGCAGGCACCGGTTATACGACCATTCCAAATGTTGTGATAACGAATGCTAGCGGCGACACCACAGGCACAGGTGCTACTGCCGAAGCCCTAAACACCCTTTTAATAGGCGACGGCGACTACGAGAAATACAAGCACTTAACCTATATCTACAATTACTTAGAGACTAGGTTTGTTAATATATCCGCCAATAATAATAAAAATTATCTGGCGAATATCATTAAAGGTATTAATAACAAGATTAGCGGCGGCAGCGGCAGCAGCGGCGACGAAGACAAGATAATGAATATGGAGGGCAAATCGTCTATGTATATGTTTAATGAGAATATAAATCTTATGAAAACCCCTGAAGAGTATGAGAATGAGGACGAGATATTAAATACGGCTAATAGTGTATCTACGGGCTCCTTAGCATCTACTTATATCTTTAATATAATACTGGTAATAGTGTATTTTAAAGTTATATCGGCTAATATTAAATAGGCACCATTAAATAATCTTTTTAACTATTAAATATGACAGAAGAAACCAAGATAACGAAGGAACTCAAGTGTAGCACCAAGGATTGTGATATAGACACGCTAGGAGACAAGGATGCCGAGATATGCTGCTATAATCTGCCTCGTAAGATGCGTGAGTTTTTACACAAAGACGGGTATTTGCTAGAGTATAAAAACACCATTAAGCGGGACGACAGTATTGATAGGATGCGAGTGCTATATAGCAAGTTCTTCCAGCCATACAGCGTATTACCTAACAAAAAGATAGACAAGGTGTATAGAGATGCCGAATATAACAACTGGGAATATAACCGCAAGTATTTTAACACATTCGGGATTATACCGTTGGAATTGATACCAGCCTCGTATATTCCATTCAACTACAAGAATTACGATATGAACCTAGACAGATTGACGAGAGGCGAGATATTTTACGAGGACGACTACAAGCGGATATTCGTAGATTACAATAAACTGCCTGACCCCGCTAGCAAGACGCACTTTAACGAAAAGGGCTTAAAGGAATATCTAGAGATTTGCCTAAAAGACAGGCTGGCTAGCCCGAAGGCTATCTTTAACGCCTTCTCTATAAATATGATGACGCAGTTTATATGCATAATCTGGTTTTTTATTATTGTGATGATGCTCTATATAGTGTTTTATTATTATAGGGATATATACTCGTATATTCTTTTGGGTATTACTATTATCTTGGTATTTGCGGCGATTGTATTGAAGATGTTTAACATACTTAATATTGAATAATATATTATTGAATAATTTATTATCTATAATACGATTAAGGAAGTATAAGTATAATATAATATAATGGCTACTACTGCTACTGCTGCCGCTGCTGCTGAAGAAGCATTAAAATCCAATTATAGATACAATATGATATTTAACAATATTAGCACAAATAATGACGAGGACGATGTTAAATTTAATACGAACTTGATAAGTGATTTTGATTTACAGAACTTTGACCCTAAACGCTATGAGTATTATGTTAATTTATTAAAGATGTTTAATAATGACCCTGAAACGCTCTCTAAATTATTAAACAAATACAATAGCGTCAAGACTTTAAAAGGGAAGGAGCGAAAAATAATCAGGGAAATTAGCGATTATGTTAATAAACTCAAGGATATTGAGAGTAATGCGAGGGCAGCGCCGCAGGCTGGTGGTGGTATTAATAGTGACTTGAAAAGCAAACAGGAAAAAGCCCAGAGATTGATTAAGGATGTTGTGAAATTATCTAGCAGCGGCTATAGTGTAGGCGGTATAGTGTTTAATACTGCTATTGAGGCATTTAAGAAAGGTATTGAAACATTTAAGAACAGTTTGAATTTTGACGAAAATAAAGATGCATATGATGCTAATAATATTACAATAAATACTTTTGAAAATAAGGTGAATATTTTTAAACTAGATATTAATACTTATAATAAAAAACGAAATGGTGGTATGTCTTTAAAGGACTTATTAATTACGAAGGATGCTACCGCTCCTAGGGCTGCTACTGATGCTGCTCTTGCTGCTCCTGTTCCTAGTGTTATTGGTGCTGAAGGTGTTGTTAATGGTGTTGCTCGTAGTGCTCTTGCTTCTGTTTTAAGGGATCATACTGGTGATAAAGCTGCTAACGCCACCGTTGCTGCTAAAAAAAAAGATAATTTGATAAAAGAAGCACGGAGATTGGTTGAAGAAGCGAATAAATTGATAAAAGAAACACGGGATGCTAATTACAAAATGAATGCGAAGATAGATGAGGATAAAAATGAGTTTGAAAGCATCATATTAGGTGAATTAGAAGAAGGTAAAAAAAAGGATGCTAAAGAGACTGCGAAAGAGAAGGAGAGAGAGAAGAGAAATAGGGATATGAAAGCATTAGAAGGATTATTTGCAATAGCGAGGGATAAATTTAAAGCAGTATTAAAAGGAAAAAAACAAGAGCCGCCAGAAAAATACACGGAGGAAGAAAGCGAAGAGGAAGAAGACAGCGAAGTCAGCGAAGAGGAAGAAGACAGCAAAGACAGCAAAGAGGAAGAAGTTAGGGATGAAATAGAACAACAACAACAAAAGCAAAAGAATGAAGAAAACAGGGGTAATATGAGAAATGGGAGATTTGGAATTTTTGAGAGATTTAGGAAAGATGGTAGGTTTTTTAAGAGAGATGACAAAGGAGCAGAGAGAGACATAATAGAACGACAAGGCAACCAACAAAGAATTCAAAGGACATTATCGTCTCCAACAAGAAAAGGACAAATAGGAAATGAAAATGATAATGAAGATAATAAAATTCATCGGCAAGAATTTATGGAACTTATGAAAGCAAGAAAAGATAATGAAGCAAGATTAGAAAAAGAAAAGTTAGAACAAGGATTTCAAGAGACACTATCGTCACCAACACCAACACCATTGTCACCAATAAGAGAAATGGGAAACGAAGTACAAGGACAACCAACAGCAACAGCAACATCAAATAATATTGATAAATTACGAGAGCAACCACAAAAAGATGATAATGATATAAAAAGCATATTAAATGTCGCTGAGAAATTACAGAAACCTTTAGATGAAGCCGAGCAAGAAAAAGAAAGAGAAAAAAATGAAGCAAGATTAGCAAAAGAAAGGTTAGAACAACAAAACATATTAAACCAACTAAAACGACAACCGTCGTCGCAAGGAAAAGATATTAGCGTTGATTTATTTGATATTTTAAATAAAGGATTAGCAGCAGCACCAGCAGCACCGTCAAGTTTTATTGTCGGCGGAGCCGCAGACGAATACAACGACGATACATTAAAGGCTAGGTATCTTGAGGCAAGACCTCAGCGATATAGCAGAATAACCCTAGATGACCCTAAAATAGATGAACTTAGAAATGCTAATAAAGAGAATAAAGAGAACGGCGTCAGCGGCAATACCGACAACAAGATAGAGCAGTTATCTAACGAAATTGATGTATATAACGGGCTATCTTCGGTAGAAAAGGACAACCCTATTAAAAACAACGAAATGATACAGAAAATCAAGAGATTTGAGGACGACCCTAAAAATCCGCTAGAAGAACTAGAACTAACCTTTGACGACCGCATAGTATTCATTATCGCAACCTTTTTTGTCCGTTATATAACTATAATTATGGTGCAGTGGTGTATTGACATAAATATTATAAAGACCTTCTATGAGGGCTTCATATATTACGCCGTAATCTATATTATATTATTTTGGTTTATTGTTTTATTCATTAATATAGATAATAGTTTTGATGTTAAATATATGAACTTTAATGGAATTATAAATAGTATCCGCACGCTCTTTTACTATTTTTATATGGGGACAAATGGGATATCGCGGCTACTCATTCACACTTCATTAATATTACTATTGATTATAATCCCTATCATATTAAATATTAAAAAGAGCAACGAATATAAGCCCGATGACGAGCACGGCAGCGCTAAAATACTAGACTTTGAAGAACGCAAGCAACTATCCAAGGCGCTATCGCTATTCACTATGTTTATCTGGTTATTCACTAGCATAATCGCTACGAAGTTCTAGCCCTCTTATTCTTAAGTGATTTTATTGGGAGGGACGGAAGGACTGGGGATGGTTAAAAAGCGGTGTAATATATATCTCTAATTATTTTAGAAGGATACTAACCACAATAACTGTTAATGAATGATAACTTACGCTATATATCTTTACAATATATCAAGGGAACCAACTATGAGGAAATAAGGTGCTTCAAGTATGATGTTATTAAGGAGATATTAGAAGACGAAGGAAAGTTTAAAGAGGTATCAACGGATACGCTAAGGGATTTAGAGGATGCTATTGACGACGATAATAAGTGCTATATCGGTGAGAGTTTCTTAAATGACCTAGTGAATTATTACAATTTTAAGGATATTAAAAGTAAGATAAAGAGAGTTAAGGCTATTATTGAGGATAACAAGAAGGCTATTAAGAAAGGTGCTAGCAATAACGATGACGCGCAAAAGAAGAAGAAAAAACTTAGATTAGATATAATTATTGCGCTGAAGGAACTGGTTGATGTTTTAGAACGCCTCAAGACGAATGGGAATATTGGCGAGCAGTTGAGGGCTTCGCCAGATATTAGCGAAGAAGATACAAATAAGGCGAAAAGAGAAACAGTAGCGAAAAGTGTAACAGTAGCAGAGATTGTTAAAAAATATGACGAAGTTAGGGTATTATTAGGTGAATATAATATTAAAATAGGTAATATAAATGATATTGAAAGAGTAGGCAAAGATGAAAATATAATGAATGTAATTACAGAGAGGATTAAAACGGCAATTACGAACAAAACAGGTGATGATGATAATAATGGTGTTAAAAATGAGATACAGAGTGGTATCAACTCTATTCTAGGTAATCCAGCAGGCACCAAGTATAATTTAATAAGCCTGTTTTTAACCTTAAGGAAGTTGATATTATATGAGAACGGGCAAGACAGTTTGAAAGGCAAGGTTGATTTAGATAATGCTGATAATCTATTGGTATTGTTGAAGACCTATACAAAAATATGCGATAGGAATATAGGGAAGTTTGACAGATTGTTTAAACAGAATGACATAGTTGATATAGATGAGGCGTTTATGATTGAATCGTATGCTACTTTTTTAAATAAATTAAAGAAGTTAAAAAAGAATTTAGAGAGCAAAGACAAGGGCAAATTAGAGAGGGCTTTAACAAAATCGCTAGACAAACTCTTTAACCTATACGGTATTAATGATTACGAAAAATTAATTAATACTGATGATGCCGCAGCGCCTCCTACTGAAGCACAAAAATACTTTATGAAACTGGTTGAGGATTATTAGTCCTTATATAGGATTTGCGAGGGATACAACATAGAAGGCATCAAGTATGACAATAGAGGAAAAGAGGTATTACTATTATTTATTTTTCTAAAAACTTTTACAACTTTATATTTTTCTAAAAGTTTCTAACTTATCTAATCTTTCCTAAAAATAACTAAGTAATATCTCTTTTATCCTTTATGACGCCAGTAATGGTAATAGGGGTATTCTAGAAGTGTTATGCGGGTTAGCGAAGCGCGCATCATATATTAAGAGTATTTATGCTTCGCATATTTCCTTATATAGTATGCGACATCCCGCATTTTATACTAGGCGGTGTTATGTTATGCCTATAATGGTTATAGAAGATGCCTATAATTATTACTTAACTTTATTTATTATTATCTTTTATAAACTTAGAAACTTTTTACTATTTCTAAAAACTTTTACAACTTTATATTTTTCTAAAAAATCTCTAAAAGTTTCTAACTTATTTAAGTCTTCCTCGCATTTGCTAAAAATACCTAGTATTATTCTTTTTATCTTCTACGACACCAGTAATGGTAAGAGACAACCTCTATATTATCTTAGTGGTCGGCAGCGCGTCTAGCGCCCTAGGATACAGCATAGAGAACATCAAGTATGGTTATAGAAGATACCTATAATGGTAATAGAAGACGCCTATAATTATTACTTAACTTTACTTATTATTATCTTTTATAAACTTATAAACTTTTTACTATTTCTAAAAACTTTTACAACTTTATATTTTCCTAAAAATCTCTAAAAGTTTCTAACTTATTTAAGTTTCCCTAAAAATACCTAGTATTAATCCTTTTAATCTTTATAATACCAGTAATGGTAATAGGGGTATTCTAGAAGTGTTATGCGATATCTCGCATCATATATTAAGAGTATTTATGCTACGCATATTTCCTTATATAGTATGCGATATCCCGCATTTTATACTAGGTGGTGTTATGTTATGCCTATAATGGTAATAGAAGATACCTATAATGGTTATAGATGACGCCTATAATGGTAATAGAAGATGCCTATAATGGTTATAGAAGATGTCTATAATGGTTATAGAAGATGCCTATAATTATTACTTAACTTTACTTATTATTATCTTTTATAAACTTAGAAACTTTTTACTATTTCTAAAAACTTTTACAACCTTATATTTTTCTAAAAGTTTCTAAAACTTTCTAACTTATCTAAGTTTCCCTAGCATTCGCTAAAATAACTAAGTAATATCTCTTTTTATCTTTATGACGCCAGTAATGGTAATAGGGGTATTCTAGAAGTGTTATGCGGGTTAGCGAAGCGCGCATCATATATTAAGAGTATTTATGCTTCGCATATTTCCTTATATACTAGGCGCGCTTCGCTATCCCGCATTTTATACTAGATGGTGTTATGTTATACCTATAATGGTTATAGAAGATGCCTATAATTATTACTTAACTTTATCCACTATTATCTTTTATAAACTTATAAACTATTATTCTTTTTCTAAAAACTTTTACAACTTTATATTTTTCTAAAAGTTTCTAACTTCTCTAAGTTTCCCTCGCATTCGCTAAAATAACCTAGTAATATCCTTTTTATCTTTATGATACCACGAATGGTAATAGAAGATTACCTAGTATTATCTTTTACACCAGTAATATCAATAGACGACGCCTATAGACGACGCCTATAAACATCATCTAACATTCAACCATTATTAAGACCATTCCTTATATACAATAAGATAGAAAAAAGAGTTAAGACCATATAATATTTAGTTGGAATAAGCAAGGCCGCCCATACCCGAGAGGATACGGAGAACATTATAATTCACGGCGTATATGCTGATGACACCAGACATACTGGATGATATGGATAGGACAGCGGTATCAATACGGGACATATTGAGGGTGCCTGAGGGCTGGTGCTCCTCGGGCTTGAGGGCGAACGAATAAACATTAATGCCTTGGTGGAACTTGTCAGGGGTATTCTCGTGGTGCTGATAGGGCTGGACGAGGGAGAAATACTCACCCTTGCGAGTAGCGAAGCGGTCATTACCGTTAAGCATTATCTTAGCGCTAGTAACAGGGTTGGACGAGTCAAGATGGTCGTTATTCGCAAGAGCACCGCCAGCAGTTGAGTAATTGTTCCAATACACGGAGCCAGCGGTATTCTTGATAGTCCAGACAAGTTCCTTACACGGGTGGTTGAAGTTCATACGGATACTCTTCATAGAGTCACCAGATGAAGTTATGGAATCAGCACCGGTGAATTGAAGTTGCTCTATCAAGTATTCGTGCGACAACTGGGCGAAACGCCGGCGCTCATCGGTATCAAGGAAGATGTAATCAACCCACAGGGTAGCCTTGTCAAGGCGTAGAGCGACATTATTATTAGCGAAAGAACTGTTGCTAACATATGAACCAGGGGTGCCGGTGGTCTCCTCCTCAAAGGTATAGTTTTTCTCGCTAGTATCCTTCATACCTGCCTCGTTTTCGTATTCAATATTGATTTTAACTTCGTGGTATTGAAGAGCGATTAAAGGAAGGGCGAGACCGACATTACGGCAGAACCAGAACTCTAGAGGCACATAGAGTTCGTATTCTTGTCCTGATACAAGTTTAGTGGAGATGTTGCGGGGATTAGCACCAACCATAGCATTATAACCGTTGCGCTTTCCAATAGGGAGCGAAAGTTCGTTCCAGATGTATAGCCACTCGGAGTAATGCTTGTCTATGCGTTGTCCGCCTATCTCTAGTTCAATCGTCTTTAACAGTTTATGACCGAAGTTAGGGACGAGAGCAACAGGGGAGGTTCCAGCAGTTCCGCCAGTAGCAGCGATAACACCGTAGAAATATACACGATGGATTAAATCACCGTTGCGGGTGATTTGGAAACTTACACGAGAACCGAGAGAATTGCTTCCAGTCGGGGTTTGCTCTATAGCCTCAATAGCGAAGTTAGTATGACGACGATATACAACCTTGAAGAAGGTAATTTGCGGATTACCAGTTAAATAAACATCCTGTGCTCCGTAAGCTACTAATTGAAGAAGACCACCACCCATTTACGCTATATTCTTTATACTATTAGAGGAGAAAAAAAAAAGGCAATTAATCGCTATTCGTTATACTCATTACATTTATTACATTCATTCATATATCCTAGTACATATATATTACATATACATCCATATATACATTCATTCATATATCCATATATATATTCCATATATCTATTACATAATTATTACATAATTATTACATATTATTTAGTTAGAATAAGCAAGGCCGCCCATACCAGAAAGGATGCGGAGAACATTATAATTCACCGCATACACATTTAAGGTGGATGACATATCGGTATCAGTTAAAGATGCGTTAAGGTCAAGAGAAAGGGTAGCGGTATCAATACGGGACATATTGAGGGTGCCTGAAGGCTGGTGCTCCTCGGGCTTGAGAGCGAAGGAATACACATTAATACCAGCATTTGTTGGGACATTCTCGTGATGCTGGAAAGGCTGGATGAGATTGAAGTATGAACCTGGGCGAACCGAGAAACGGTCGTTGCCGTTAAGGATAAGTTTAGCAGTCGTGATAGGGTTCATAGCAGTTATAGAACTAGAACTGACGGTCTTGTTGTGTAGAAGGTTCTTGTTGTAAGGGGCGTTAGCGCCTATGTTAATAGCATCCTGTGCGGTAGTGTAGTTGAACCAGTTGTTGTTGGTTGTTTGCTGAGTGGTTCCTGAAGCGACTGACTTCTTAGAAGCGAACCACACAAGTTCCTTACAGGGGTGATTGAAGGAGAGCTTGGAGTTTAATTTGGTTGAGGAGATTGATTCAGAGCCTGTGAATTGGAGTTGCTCTATGAGGTATTCGTGGGACAACTGGGCGAAACGGCGGCGCTCGTCGGTATCAAGGAATACATAATCAACCCAGAGAGTAGCGTTAGGGAAGGGTGAAGGGTCGGTGTCTCCACCACGGCATAGATTAGCAGTCTCAAATTGGATGTTAATCTTAACTTCATGATATTGAAGAGCGATTAAAGGAAGTGCTAGACCGACATTACGGCAGAACCAGAACTCTAGAGGGACATAGAGGGTCTCGCCGTCAAGGGTGCCTCCGGCTTGTCCTACCATCTTATTATAGCCATCACGCTTAGACTTGGGTAGCGAGAGTTCGTTCCAGACATACAGCCAGTGTGAGTAGTGCTTGTCTATCTTTTGTCCGCCAATCTCAATCTCAACAAAATTGACTAAGCGAAGACCATAGAAGGAGCATAACTCTACAGTATTTCCCGTGGGTATCTTGAGAGAAAGATACATACGATGGACTAAATCGCCATTACGGGATATTTGACAAGTAACACGGTTGCCGTATCCTGGGGTGCCGTTGAAGGTTTGTGCGATAGCCTCAATAGCGAAGTTAGTATGACGACGATACACAACCTTGAAGAAGGTAATTTGAGGATTACCAGTTAAATAAACATCCTGTGCTCCGTAAGCTACTAATTGAAGAAGACCACCACCCATTTACGCTATATTCTTTATACTATTAGAGGAGAAAAAAAAAAGGCAATTAATCGCTATTCATTACATTCATTCACAAACACATTCATTACATTCATTACATTACAAAGTAATATATAATAATCTAGTTGGAATAAGCAAGGCCGCCCATACCCGACAGGATACGAAGAACATTATAATTCACAGCGTATATGTTGATGCCGTCATAGGTTAGGGCACCAGAGCCAGTTCCAGTTAAGGTAGTGGTTAAGTTAGGCTTGGTAGTAACCATAAGGGTTGCGGTATCAATACGGGACATATTGAGGGTGCCTGACGGCTGGTGGTCTTCAGGCTTGAGTGCGAAGGAATACACATTAATACCAGGATTGCTAGGGATATTGGTGTGATGCTGATAGGGCTGGACGAACGAGAAGTAGGTGCCGTCACGAACGCTGAAACGGTCGTTGCCGTTAAGTTGGAGGATGGTATCAGCGAAAGGAGATGAAGCGGCGATTTGTCCTGAATTGTTGCTGCCGAAGTTAAAACCAGCCATATAGTTAGACGAGGAGAAGTTGGTAATATTAACATTACCTATAACAGGCGCTGGGAGTTGGGCGGAGACTATAGCAGAGGTTAAATCAACATTATCAACAGTCGTGTAGTTATACCAGCAAGCCTTGCGGGCGAAGTTGTTAGGCTTAGCGACCCAGATTAGTTCCTTACAAGGGTGATTGAAGTTGAGTTTAACACGGTTAGTAGCGGCGCCGTTAAGGGTCTCGGTTCCGGTGAATTGGAGTTGCTCTATGAGGTATTCGTGCGACAACTGAGCGAAACGACGGCGTTCGTCGGTATCAAGGAAGATGTAATCAACCCAGAGGGACATATCGGTAATGTCGGCAACAGTTCCGGTTCCAGGAACATAGGCTTCCGATTCGGTAGAAGAGGCGCCCTTAGAGGAGAAAAGGCACTTCTCCTTGGTCTCAAAGTCAATCTTAATCTTAACTTCGTGGTATTGGAGAGCGATTAGAGGGAGGGCGAGACCGACATTACGGCAGAACCAGAACTCTAGAGGGATGTAGAGGGTGGTATTGTTGAACGAGGTGATATCCTTGTCGGCACCAACCATAGTATCATAACCGTATCGCTTTCCACGGGGAAGGGAGAGTTCGTTCCAGATGTATAGCCAATCAGAGTAATGCTTGTCTATTTGTTGTCCGCCAATCTCAATAAGGACGGACTTGATAAGACGGAGACCGATGTAATTGACATAGCGAGCGCCTACATTAGTATAAGCATTAACACCATCAATACCGGTAATCTTGGGGAGGGCGACTTGGAGATACACACGGTTGATTAAATCACCGTTGCGGGATATCTGGCAATTAACAGTCTGTCCGTATCCTACGGTGCCGTTGAAGGTTTGTTGGATAGCCTCAATAGCGAAGTTAGTATGACGACGATACACAACCTTGAAGAAGGTAATTTGAGGATTACCAGTTAAATAAACATCCTGTGCTCCGTAAGCTACTAATTGAAGAAGACCACCACCCATTTACGCTATATTCTTTATACTATTAGAGGAGAAAAAAATATGAATTAAATGTATCTATGTATTTACCACACATTTTATTTATTATATAAAAATTAATATTTATTATTCTATAATAACGATGTTTAAAGAGAAATCATCTAAAAAAAAATATATATGCGACAATAATGAGGTATTCACTCTGGATGCGATGCATAATAACATCATTAAGAAGTTTGAACTTACCAACAAGGACAAAGAGAACTACAAGATATTATTGCTGGATTTGGAGGCACAATCTAACCTCATTATGGATAACATAGGGGTTTGTAGGAATGCCGCCGCTAACGCTGCCGCCGCTAACGCTGCCGACAAAGAATATGTGAATATTCTATGGACTAGCAATATTGTTATTAGGGAGAGAATTATAGAACTTAAAAACAATATCAAGGAGTTAGACTCGTATAACGAAGTTGAGTATTACAAGAATACCAGTTATATTTTATTCCAGTATTACGATACGGTTGAGAAACAATCTAACATCAGCAATACCCACGCCTCTATATCTAACGGCATCTGTATATCTTCTAGCGAGTTGCTTAGCAGGCAACCAAAGATATACAAGAACGATTCCAAAAAGAAAAGGTCATCTGTGTCAGCGACTACTATAAATGTTCTAGATGCCCTTAATAATTTAAGCAGCGTAAGCAGCGGCTGCGGCGGCAGCGGAGTTAGCGGCGAAAATAATTTAGGCTGCGGCGGCACTAGCGGCGTTAGCGGCAGCGGCGGCGTTAGCGATAACAAGCGGCTATGCGACTATCTAAACAACTCTAATAGCCCCAATATGTCTAGCGGCATTAAAGAGAATGTGATAGATAAGAGTTCGCTTGTGGATAAGTATATGTCTATAATAAACAAAAAGTATGTTAGGAATGTTGAAGAGGAGGACATAGAGATATGTAAGAATTGTAAGAACCAGATGACCTGCCTACAGCACGACGCTATAATCATCTGTAATATTTGCGGGTATCAGGAGTTGCTGCTAGTAGAGCAGAACAGACCAATATTAAAGCAGAATACCAAGGATACCTCGCATTTTAGTTACAAGCGTATTAACCATTTTAGGGAGTGGTGTAATCAGGTGCAAGGGAAAGAGAGCACGGACATTCCCGACGAAATATTTGAGAAGATTTTAACAGAGATAAAGAAAGAGAAGATTATGGATACTAAAACCATAACATATAACAAGATGCGGGACATCCTTAAGCGGCTGAGGATTAACAAGTATTACGAGCATATCAACTATATTATTAACCGGATTAACGGGATACCCACGCCGCAATTTAGCCAAGAACTGGAGGACAAGTTATGTAATATGTTTAGAAATATACAGGCGCCTTTCTTGAAACACTGCCCGAAGGACAGGAAGAACTTCTTGTCATACAGTTATGTTTTATATAAGTTCTTCCAAATACTGGGGTTGAATGAGTATCTCAAGTATTTCCCACTATTAAAAAGCCGAGAAAAACTCTATGTGCAAGACCAAATATGGAAAAAGATATGTCTAGAACTTAATTACGAGATTATACCTTCGTTATAAACAACTCGGCACCTTTGGCACCTTCGTTATAAACAACTCGGCACCTTTGGCACCTTCGTTATAAATAACTCGGCACCTTCGGCACCTTCGTTATAAGGATATAACTCGTTATAACGCTACCATCTGGAAGCCAGCACCTAGCCCGACGCCTTGATGGGCGCTTGCCGAAACTGCGGGAAATAGCAAATCAACAACAAAGAAGGCTATCGCAGCGGATAAAGCCAGCATCAATATTTCGCCCCAACCCAATCTATTACTAGGTAATACGAGGGCTACTAAGGCGACAATAAGAGCCGCTAAAGCATATTTAAGAAGCACCGCATAATACTCCATCTTACTCTATGTTATACTATATTATAATATGATAAAATATATATAAGATTTACAATATATATACTATTAGAAAAAAGATATATTATAAAATGTCCGTAGAAGAACTTGCCGCCGTCCCTGTCGCCGCTTCCGCTGCTTCCGCTGCTTCAACAGTTACTAGCGTAAAAGAAGTAGATTACCTAGATGAGGACAAGCCTATCAGGGGACAAAACTTCGTGCTGCTATCATTCCTCAGCCCCGAGGATGTCCTAGTGAATAAGGAGGCTTATATGTTTAGTCAGTTTATTACTAAGTTTAGCGAGGATATGACAAAACTGCTTGACGGTATTTCTACGAAGTATAGTGACTCTAAAGATTTTGTTGACTCGGTGAAAGAGAATAACGCCTTTATCTTTAACCCTAAGGATATGAGCGAGCAATACGGGTTTTATAAGTCGGTGAATAACCAAGAACTGGAGACATCGTATCACCGTGATAATAACTTCACCACTTCCATTAGAGGCATTAAGGTAAGAGGCGTGTTTGATACTATTGAGGAGGCAAAGAACCGTAGCGAGTTTGTCAAGAAGATTGACAACAAGTTCAACATCTATATCGCTCAGGTAGGTTGCTGGTGTCCTTGGTCGCCTAATCCTGATTGCTTGGAGAACCAAGAATACGCTGAGACACAACTCAATACCCTAATGAAGGAGTATAAGAAGAATATGACTGACAAGGATGTTATCTTTGACAATAGGAAGTCTTCTATGTTTGCTAGCGGTGCAGCGGGTGCAGCGGGAGCGGCGGCGACTAATGAGAATGTATCTATTACTGAAAGCAAGGAAAATAGCGAGGCACCAGCGGCGTCATCTGCCGGCGCATCAATTGAAGATGCTATGACGGCGGCTGTAATTGCTGACGAACCTGAAACAGTTGAATTAACGGAACTTAAAGACAGTATTGAGAAGGTGGATGGCTGGAGTTCCCAAAAACTGGGACTTGAATAAATACTTCGCAAGGCTAGCGTCGCTTCGCCGCTTCGCAAGGCTTCGTAATACTCTTATTTTTTTCTTATTTCTTTATATTAAGAGATGAAACCAATAGCAATCTTTTTATTATTTATAGGCTCTATAATGATTATACAGGGCTATTACAATAATAAATCGGTATGTAAAAAGGATAAAGTTGTTGTTAAGTATATACCACGCAGCGTTTATGAGGAACAGTTAAAGCCTGCTGAAAGCCTCCAAACATTTTATAAGGGGATGTTTGAAGACATCCTGACATATTAATTAGTTAGTATTTTTTATCCGCCATATTAGTAAATGGAAATATTAAAAGATATAGAAAAAAGTATCTTAAATATCAATATGTATAGCAAAGATACTGAGCCTGCGAAGTTAAATCTAATTAAGAAGCAGATAGGCGAATATAACAAATACAAGAGCGATGAAAGTAATGTTATAGAGCAAAAGATAATGAAATACGATGAGTTGTATAAGAACCCTAGGGAAAGGAACAATTACGAATATGAGTTGTTCTTAGGAAAGAAAGAAGAACTCTATAATATATATAGGGAAGCAGGGACGCTAGATGCGTTATACGAGTATCTAAATTGTAAATATGATGTATCTAATGTCCCAGACATATACACATACGCCCACATAAACTTGAATGAGCGAGTAAAGGTTTTTAAAGACGCTAAGGCAGATGATGGATGTCCTGAAGGTAAAATACTAAATCCTAAAACTAAGCGATGCGTTAAAGACCCGTCTTATAAGAAGCCTAAGGCGGTGAAGGAACCCAAAGCAGATGCTAAGGAACCCAAAGCGGATGCTAAGGAACCCAAAGCGGATGCTAAGGAACCAAAAGCAGATGCTAAGGAACCCAAAGCGGATGCTAAGGAACCCAAAGCGGATGCTAAGGAACCCAAAGCGGATGCTAAGAAACCAAAAGCGGATGCTAAGGAACCTAAGGAACCTAAGGAACCCAAAGCGGCTAAAGCAGATGCTAAAGCGCCTAAAGTTAAAGAATGTCCTGAAGGCAAAATCCTAAATCCTAAAACAAATAGATGTATAAAAGACCCATCTTATAAGAAGCCTAAGGCACCTGTCCCAGACCCAGAATAAAAATATAAGCGTCTCTAGTTTCTTTGAGTGAAGCCTGCGTAATATGCTAAATATTGAAAATATCATATATCAATAGATAGAATTATTAAAATGAGTACGCCTCTAAGCGTATTACCTATGAAAACGCAACAGGCAGGCAGCAACGAAGCGAACGACATTAACGACCCAATAGTCCAAGATGTTCTTAACGAATTCCAAGAAGAACTGATGTTATCCAAGCAACCCAGAGCACCTCTTGCACCACAGCACGCTTCGCAGCACGCTTCGCAGCACGCTTCGCAGCAACAACCGCCACCTTATATGCCCCAACCACCGCCTCACGCTTCGCAGCACGCTTCGCAGCATCCGCAGCATCCGCAATACGCTTCGCAGCATCCGCCTATGTCGCCGCATTATCCTTCGTATCCTTCGTCGCCATTTGGATATAACAAGTATGACAACCTATCTTCGTATTTAGACACGGAGGTAGCAAAAAAGAGTTTAATATTGGTTATATTGGCGGTTATCATATATCATTCTGGTATTATTAATACTGTGTATGAGAAGATGCCCGATTATTTACAGGACAATTTAACTAACTTTGATATATATATTAAATCCGCTTCGCTATTCACTATAATATATGTATTGTCGTTCTTTGAGTATATCTAATCTAAAGATACGCCTAGTATCTCCTATATTCGGCATTCACGGCATTAGCGGCATTACCGACAATTCCCATATTATTACCTAGACTATCTATATTTGTTCGGGTGCCTGCTGCTGCGCCTGCTGCGGTGCCTGAAGATATTAAATTAAAGTTTTTAAGAAGGAAAAAGACGCCCACAAAAAATGTAGTGAATATTACAAATATAGTGATACCAAATAGTATGGCGTAGGATATAGTATCGTAGTTGCTTTTATTGATTACCACGACTGCTATAATTATGATAGCATAGAATAGCACAAATAGCGAGAATACCGATATAAATAAATACTGGTTTTTATCGGTAGTATAATAAGCCCACAATAAAGCACCGCATACTACGAGCGTAAGCGTGGAGTATCCTAGAATAGTGAATATTTGTTCTACTATTTTGTCATTCTCAGTATTAGAAACGAACCCTTCGTACATTTAATCTCTTAATAATAATCTATATTTTTAATTTTGTCCTAAGTCCTTATACAGTCCTAAGTCCTTATACAGTCCTAAGTCCTTATTCCTATACAATAGCAAATGTTAGGGTTCCTAAGTGTTCGCTATTTGTATCATAGCCTTTAATATGTATATTCTTAGTGTCTAATCCTTGCGAGCCATACACGCCCTTATCTGTTTCGTTCAATTCCTTATTATATTCTACAGGATTAACGATATTTGATTGTGCTGCTAGAAGGTTCTCCTCAGTTATATAGGGCACTAGTCCCGCTGCTGTCGCTGCTACCGCTGCTGTCGCTGCTACCGCTAACTTAGCGTGTTTATTGGTATCAAGATGAGCCATATTCAATACGCACTTATCTCCTTCGCATTTGCTAGCGTTAGCGTCGCATTTACATTCGCTATCGCTGCTATCGCTGCTATCGCTGTCTAACATCTTTTTATTTTTGAGTTCGCTAGTATATATTCTAAAGTATAGCGATAATAGGCAAATAGATAATAGGAAGCCGAAGATATTATCTACGAGCAGTAGGAATAGCATACAGGTTAGCGCCAGATAAAACTGTATCATCGCATCTTTAAACAGGGGCTTAAAGGGCACCTCTTTAATAATCAATATAGCCGCCAATAGGATTAAGGCTAAGGCTCTAAATGAATTTATAATATACATAATATTATACTACTTACTATACTATAATCCATATAAAAAAATGATACGCTTATATATATGTTATGTTTAAGAACAGGAACTAATGTATTCCATCTTGTCAAGAAACGGCTATGGTATATTAAAGTCGGCTTTGACCGAGAAGGAATTAGAGCATATAAAGAAGGATTTAACGATGGTTCCTAGAGTTAATTTTGATATGTGCGTAAGCGGCGGCAAGGGCGGCAAGGGCGGCAAGGGCGGCTCTAATTCCCCCGAAGATTTAACCTTCTATTTATATAGCGAGAATGACAAGCGAATATACATACCGAGATACTACGGCTTCCAGAAATACGGAGCGCCGACGCTTTGTAAATTAACAGGCGGTGCCGATATTGATGTTAAATTTATAGGTAGCCTTAGAGAAGCACAGCAGGAACCTATCGCCAACTTCTTAAAAGCCGCTAACGACCCACTAAAAATGGGCGGTATCATATCGGTTCCTTGCGGTTTTGGTAAAACCATTATGAGCCTATATATAGCGTGTGCCTTAAAAAAAAAGACAATATTTATAAGTCATAAGGATTTCCTCAACCAGCAATTCACAGATACCGTCGCACAATTTGCGCCCACAGCGACTGTCGGTATAATTAAGCAGAAAAAGGTAGATGTCGCAGGAAAGGACTTTATAGTCGCTTCGCTACAATCTCTGGCGATGCGAGACTATGACGAGAGCATTTTTGACGACATCGGGTTCGTTATTATAGACGAAGTCCATCATACAGGGGCACAAGTATTCTGTAAGGCATTTAGGAAACTGAATAATCCCATCATTCTCGGGTTATCGGCTACCCTGAACCGCAAAGACGGTATGCGAAAGGTCTTTGAGAATTATATAGGCAAATCCGTATATACACTTAAGAATAAGGAGTTCTGTGATGTGAAGGTGCAAATCCATAAATACTTTGAGACACATATAGATTACTCAACTGTGAAACTTATGTGGAACGGCAAAGAGAATGGTGCTGGAATGATAAATAATGTCTGCTCGTTTATGCCTCGCACGCTGTTTATCATCTCGTTGCTTATGGATATTCTAAGCAAGGAGCCTAACAGGCGTGTGCTTATATTGAGCGAACGCCGTAATCAACTGAAAGACATAGAGAAGTTTATAGTGGAGTATAAGATAGCCGCCGATGGATACGGATATTATGTAGGAGGTATGAAGCAGGCTGACCTAGCAATATCAGCAGAAAAACAGATAATCCTAGCGACCTATCAATTGGCTGCTGAGGGGTTTAATGTCCCTTCCTTAAATACTGTTATATTCGCTAGCCCCATATCAGACATTCAGCAATCTATAGGGCGTATTCTTAGAGAACCACCAGAGAAGCGAAAATACACCCCGCTATGTATTGACATTCTAGACGACTTCTCAATATTCAAGAGAAAAGGCGCAGCACGCCTAAAGTTCTACAACAACAACAAATACCGTGTATCTTATTATGTAGATAACCAAGAGATAGAAAGCGAAGAGAGCGTCGCTGCCGCTAGTGCTGCCGCCGCTAATGACGGAGATGTAGATGGAGACTGCGATACCGACGCCGACTTTAAAAAGAAACTGAGGTTCATAGAGGAAGACTAAAGATATTATATAGATTATAATATAGTAATATAGTAAAAAGAATTATGAATTACGAGGGATATTATCTTGTATTTTTTATATTTATAGGATTGTTATTAGTAATCTATTATTATAATCTACAGGCTCAGCAGGCTTCGCAATTTCTACATCCACACGCTAACGCTGCTTATGCTGCTTCGCAGCATCCACAGTATCCTAGGCATAGCAATAATAGCCAAGTATCCACAGAACATAAAAAAACAAATAACACAGATAACAAAAATATATATACATACAACATAGATAACATAGATATACTCAACGATAACCCTAACAACAATAACAATACGCTAGGAAGTCCTAGTAATGACAATTGCGACCCTGAGTTAGAAGAGGTCTATAACTCCACATTAAGAGGCAAAGAGAACCACACTAACAAACCCGACGAAGTCTATAATTACAGCATAAAGCCCAACAAGAGCGACCTGCCTATCGTTAATCCCCCTCTACAATTACTTAAGAATAACGCACCTCTAAGGTTGTCTGAGCGGCATTTCTTATAATCGCACATTATCCCTAGTTAATTGAGGGATATTGTAATAATTCGCAACAATCTCTTTCTCAATCGCAGAGGGTATAGAGTTATATTTTGTGAAATTATTAAAGTGTGCGAGAAAACTGTTTATCTTTTTCTCAGTATCCACCTTATATTCATTTGTGAAAGGGTTGATATTATAATAGCAGTTTAGAGTGTGATTATTAGGTGATACACGCATATTCTTCCAGACTTTGTCGCAACATATAGCCCAGTTCCTTTGCGACCGCTTAGGCTTCTTCTCTGTCTTTTTGCTGCCGTCGCTGCCGTCGTCGCTATCGCCGCTATCGCTGTCAGTATCGTAGGTCTTTATTAAACTCTTAGAATACATACCGAGTTTATCGTAATATACCTTATTGCCGGTATTCTTCAGCATCACCGACATATCATAGTATTTCTTGAGTTTTTCGTTGCTCTCCATAACAGCGAAAGGCATCACCACTTCATTAACATATTTGTTTCTATGCGAATGCGTGTCAATCTTCTCAATATATACCTTGGCTTCGCCTGCTTCGCTCATTATCCTAATAAACAGGATATAGTAAGGTTCCCTATTGTGGTGGTAATGATATGCCGAGAACTCTAGAGAACCGGCATCGTGCTCCTCAATCATAATTTGAGTATCTTCATTAACGACAACAGGCGAACTCATTATGTCTTCTTTTGTGGTCTTATTGAGGTCTTGTAGCAGATAGACTGGCGAAGACTGGCGAAGACTGGCGAAGACTGGCGAAGACTGGCGAAGACTGGCGAAGACTGGCGAAGACTGGGTGGCTCGTAATTATATTTTACTGAATTACCAATCAATTTTTATGATTTTAATAGCGGTTTAGAACAATTGTTTATAATGTCATAGAGTATTCCGTCTAATAACCGATGATTTAGATGGTAGTTAAGTATGTCTATTAGATTATTACGCTCCTTTATTTTTGTGCTAGATAAGTCAGGAACATCTCCTATCTGTTCTATATTCATATAGAGTATTTGCTTCACATAATCGTAGAAATTTATTATATAAAATATGACTTCCGCCAAACACCTAAAGGAACTAGCCTTCTCTAATACAAAACCATTCTTATTTATTCCCTTCATAGTTCCCGAATAATAACTGGTTGTGAAATAGGTATCGTTAAATAACTCTAGACCTTTGTCATCATCTTTGTATAAATTATATATAAAAAAATTAAATATCTCTATCTTATTTATTACGATATCTAGTGGTTTTATGTAATATGATTTATAATACAGCGATGAACTATATAATAATGAATTATAATATTGGTCTTCTTGGTATCCTATCCTATATTTTCTTAGAATATTATCTATGCATGAATTTACAACAAATGAATAGTAGTTCAAGTTATCCACATAAGGGTTCATAGATATCTCAAGCAACTTGTTGAAGCACTCTATGTTTTTAAACTTATCCCCGTTTTTCATATCATTTACGACAGACTTATATAGCATTTTATAGATATGCACCAAAGCATCCTCAGGCAACATATCTAAATACGAAGGCATATATTATATAATATGTGTGCTTAACATTTAAGCATAATAAAAATATATAAAATGCTATATATACATATATATATATATACATATATACATATCAGCGTAGCGTCGCTTCGCTCCGTCCGTCAATCACCATCACCGTCAATCCGTAATTAACGCATCGTATTTCTTTTGTCCTTCTGTGCTAATCACCGCATTATATAGGATGCGGAATATGTCGCCGTTCATTCCTTTTTTATTGAGTTCTAGAAGATTTACGAAGTTCTTGTCGTCTTCTTGGCTAACTGAGATTTCTTCAACGGCTGCTCCAATTGTCTTGATGTTATATTCTAGCATCAAGTTGGTATAATCCGCAAACAACCTAGTAAATATACTTACCTGTTCGTATCCGTAGCGGCAATATAATACTTCGTAAAACTTCACAACATCGTCCATAGCAGATACGCTCATATTTCTCAGGTCATTCGGGTTTATGGCGTAATAGCAGTAGTATTTCCCTGTTTCAATCTTTTTAATCTTGGTGCTAAAGTCCTCAATAAAATACGCTGTATCAATAAACCAGTCTCTCTCTTCCTTGTAGATAGCCTTGTTGTATTCCCCGATATAGCGATAATCCATCTTCTTTTTCTCTATGATTTTATGTTTATTCTCGGTTAGGACGAGAGACAACTCATAATACATCCTTAGATACCTGTGGCTCATCAGTTCAGCAAAGGATATGACGATAGTTCCTACGCCTTTAATATCAATATACACTAGGTCGCCGAACTTGATAAACAAGAAATACTTGAGATAAACTACATATTTCCCAGTATCATTATAGCAAAGGTCAAACATACCTGAGAACTCCATATCCTTAATGTAGTGATAGATGTATTGGAGCATATTTGGAGATGTGATAGCGAAGCGGCTACGATGTGATAGCGAGATGCGAAGCGGCTGACGAGCGGCTGTCTTATCTAGGCGTTAATAAAACATAAGTATTCTTTTAATCAATTTTTAGAGAGATTAGAACATTTTATTTTGTAGCATTTATTATAGAAGTCCTAGAAACTACTTAAGGAAAAATGGTAAATAATTCAAACAGTCCAACTAGACCAACTAGACCAACTAGTCCAACTAACAAGGAACTCTACGAATTAGCAAAAAAAGCAAATAATGTGAAGAGCCCACCTCCTAGCAATTTAGCGAAGAAGGTATCAAAAGCAAATAATAGCCCTACTATGAAAAAGAAAGGCGCATCGCCTGCATCGCCTCAAGCCTTTCTACAACTTACAAGAGGTAATAAAAAACCAAAAACTAATGCTAATGCTAATACATCCCCTCGTAATAATAGCCGACAAAACACTAAAACAATTGGCGGGCTCCAAAGGCTGGCTATAAATAAGAAGTAATAAGTTTTTACTTAAATATTATACTCGTAATACTCGTAATACTCGTAATACTCGTAATACTCGTAATAAATGTCCCTAATTACTCCGTTCGTAGCAATCGCATTATACCTAGCATATCCCAAGCATCTGCGTATAAATCCCTTATTCTTATATAAGTTATCGGTAGCCCATAATGCGGGACTGGTAATATTTAGCGGATGGACTTTTGCGTCTCTAGCGAATATCTTGTATAATGACGGGATTGTATTCCAACACAACTATTATTTCGCAAATCCTCAATTTGATACCATTATATATTGGTTTTATATCTCTAAGTATTACGAGTTCGCTGACACTTTTTTATTGTATCTTAATGGTAAGACGCCTATATTTCTACAAAAATACCATCATATAGGTGCGGTGCTGAGTTGGTATCTAATGTATCAACATAAGGTTGATATGGTATGGATGGCTACTCTCTTGAATAGCGGAGTTCATACCATAATGTATAGTTATTATCTAGGCTGTTTATTGAAAATAAATCAAGTTAGGGTTGTTAAGAAATACATAACCACTATACAACTGTGTCAGTTCTTCATCCTATATTCCAATTTTTACCTATACCGTCCTCCTATAGAGACTTGGTTCAATTATGGTATTATCTCGTTCTTCGCAGCATACGGCGTGGGAATTATAGGGCTTTTTGGTAAGTTCTATTATGATAACTATGTAGTTAAAGAGAGGATGGCGAAGATAGGAAGGATACAATATATATAAGTATAAAAATAATAAAAAACTCGTATAATATACAGAGATATATATAATATGATGAATGTTAAAGTATTACACGAAAAGCCGCAAGCAATAAGAATGGGTCCTGTTAGGAGTGCTATTCCAACAGATAAGGCTCCGCCTAAAGTCGCATCGCTACCTAAAGCAGCATCACCGCCTAAAGGCACACAGTCCAAGGGTGCTCTAACCAAATGCTCGCCGTCTTCGCCGCCACCGCCACAGAAGCCTCAGCAACAGCAGCAAAAGCCCCAACACAAGACCCCTTTTAATAGTAATGTCTGTTTCCTATGCGGTAAAGCAGGACATTACGGTAGCCAAACATCTTGTAATGCCGCTAATAAGGTTAGGAAAGCACATTTTAACTAGGACATATTATGCTTCTAATATGCTGGTGTTTATTTCTAATTTGTTTTTATATTCTAAATTATTTATAATTCTTGAATATTTGTAGTAGGTTTGCTACTTAAGGAAAAAGTAAAGATACGATATAAGTTAAAAATTGATTTATAAATTACTATAGATTATTTTTAGAAAATGTGCGTTTATGATGGGTGTAAAAATTGGACTGGTTTTAATTACGAAGGATTGAAGGCTAGATATTGCTCGGTTCATAAAGAGGAGGGGATGATAAATGTTAAAGACAAAAAATGTATTCAAGAAGGTTGTAAAACAAGACCAGTATTTAATTATAAAGGACATAAGAAATGGTTATATTGTGCTACTCACAAATTGAATGAAATGGTGAATGTTAAAAATAAAACTTGCATTCACGAAGGTTGTAGAAAACAACCTACCTTTAATATTGAAGGAGAAACAATAGGATTATATTGTACTACGCACAAAAAAGATGGGATGGTTGATGTTAAAAATAAAACATGTATTCACGATGGATGTAAAACGATACCATTCTTTAATATTGAAGGTGAAATAAGAGGGTTATATTGTACTACGCACAAAAAAGATGGGATGGTTGATGTTAAAAATAAAACATGTATTCACGATGGATGTAAAACATTACCAACATATAATTTTGAAGGATTAAAAGCAAAATATTGTTCAGTTCATAAGAAAGATGGAATGGAAAATGTTAAAAATAAAGCTTGTATTCAAGAAGGTTGTAAAACAAGACCTATTTATAATTATGAAGGAGAATTGAACGGAGTATATTGCTTAGTTCATAAAAAAGATGGAATGGTAAATGTAATATCTAAAACATGTATTCATAAAGGTTGTAAAACAAGACCAGTATTTAATAATAATGGTGAAACAAAAGGGTTATATTGTACTAATCATAAGGAAAGAGGAATGGTTGATGTAAAACATAAATCTTGTATATATGATTGGTGTCATATAATAGTTACAGACAAATACGATGGATACTGTTTAAGATGCTATATATACACCTTTCCTGACAAGCCAGTCGCAAGAAACTACAAGACAAAAGAGAGAGCAGTTGTAGAGTTTGTTTGTGAAAGATTTCCAGAACATACTTGGATAACTGATAAGAAGGTTAATGATGGTTGCTCTATGAGGAGACCTGATATATTATTAGATTTAGGATATCAAGTGTTAATCATAGAGATTGACGAGAACGCTCATCAAGATTACAATTGTAGTTGCGAAAATAAGCGTATAATGGAGTTATCGCAAGATGTAGGACACAGACCCATTATATTTATTAGGTTCAATCCTGATAGTTATAGAAAGGGAAATATAAAGATACCTTCGTGCTGGGAGCAGAATATGAATGGTATTTGTGTTGTTAAAAATAAGGAAGACTGGGAATACCGATTAAACACTCTAGAAGCACAAATAAAATACTGGGCTTCAGCAAGTAATACCACAAATAAAATAATAGAAACTATACAGTTATTTTATGATAGTTAGGAAATATAAAAAATATAGATATACATAAAGCATATACATAACATACATCCCACATTATCGTCAGCCTATCGTCAGCCTATCGTCAGCCTATCGTCAGCCTATCGTCAGCCTATCGTCAGCCTATCGTCAGCCTATCGTCAGCCTATCGTCAGCCTAT